TTCAATTTTCTTAGAATAACTTTCTTTAGGAAGATTTGAGGAAGATAATACCTCATAAATATCTTTCCATAAAAGCATAGTCTTAATACCTCTCTGTATAGGTGTATCTTTGGAGACACTACCTACTGTTTTGGAGTTTGGCATAACTCTTCGTCTCCTATAATTTCTCCTTTTTCACATCTTTTATCACAGTTACAGTCAGAATAGTTACCGTAATAGACAAGATAAGGACATTGTTCGGGGTGGTGCCAACATAGGACTTTCCTATGCAGGAATGAGGTGTTAGGATTTCTTATAAGCCAATTAGCGATATCCGACAAAGGATAGCCATGATCTACTAAATCCCTGATACAGTATTCAGCATGACCATCATTGGTATGAGCATGAGAATTGTGTTTGTCTTCTTTAGCGATCTTCTCCAATACTACCATCAGATGATCCCAATTTTTGTTCTCCCAGGCTCTCATATCCCAAAAGCAATAAGCTTGTTTTTTGAGATAGTTGATAGCATAGTCCGGAGACCATTCCTTTTTAGGTATTACTGGTAACTTCTGAGGTTCTGTTTTAGTGGCGGGAGCTTCTGTCTTAACAGGTATAGGTTCTGTACTAAGTTCATCTTCAAACAGACTTATTTGCATGACTTAACTTGCTTAAGAGTTTGTTGAGGAATGTGTCAGATTTCTTGTTAATGATAGCTGCCTTTTCGCTGGCTGTGAGGACAACATGGTGACAGGAAGAACAAATGTTCTCCCTATCTCCAGTTGCTTTTACTCTTTCAGTTATAGGCTTATTGCAACAATCACTCAATCCCGGGTTCATTGGGTTCTGGTGTTTCCGGATTATTCTCAATTTCTCCTGATAATTCAGTAGGATCGTTATTGTCGAAAATCATATCAATTATTTCCGTATTAGGATGAACTTCCATGGGAATAAGATAGTTTTCTTCAAACCATTTGGTAAAAGCTTTGATGTCAGAAAACCGGTTGGGTAGATCATTAAGATGTGTCAGCACATATGTGGCAGCGTTGTAAAGATGATATAAGGTTGGATGTTGATGTTCTTCGTCATTTTCTTTATCAATAATGTAAGAGGTTACTTTGTTGACCTGGCTCATGTTCATAGGAAACGAATCTCCCTTATGATAATTCTGCGCTACGGCTCTTCTAAGACAGTCGCCAATGAAATGATTACAGTCAGTAGTCCAGTCAATAGGGATAGCTTCCATACGTTCTAATAGTTTGCTATTGGCAAAGTCAAAACTTTCAAGATTACCAAACCAGTTTTCGATTTCTTTCATCATTTCAGTCAGCTCGATACCATTCTTTCCATGGTTACGATAATGAGTAGTTTCTCCGAAGATGGTCATATTACTACAGATGGCAATGTTTGTTCCAATAGCTACTTCTATTCCTTTTGTATGATACATAAATCCTACTGACAGGTTCCATAATTTCCTGGCAAATTTATTACCTAAGTCAATCCGGCCAATAAGAACTTTGATAGAAGTGTTTTCCGCATCGTTCTGATCAAGCTGTTTGCTTTCAGCCTCAGTCTTTGAGATTCGTTCAATATTTGAAACACTAGCCAATAGACTTCCTATAACAGGTTCAGCATTTACGGCATTAGCCATATCTACAAGTTTCTGAATGAATACATGATGTTCGATAGGAAACTGTTTAGGCATAATTCCATGTGCATCAGCAAAGGTTCTTGTTTGTTTTAACTGTTCAAAGGTTAATTCTATAACCTTTTCATTTTCACCGATTAAGATTTGTTCTTTCATGTGTCTGTTGTTTTTATTTGATTTATAATAAATTAATTTGGTTTAGGTGCTGTGTTAGGAAGTAAACTTTCATTGTTATTTGGTATTCTTTCAAAACGTGTAGGTGTAATCATCTTATATACCTCTACGAAAGACATAGAGCCATAACAACAAATGATATAATTCTCGAATTTAACATCATCATGTAGTACGACAATAGCTCCAGTATCTCCTTTAAGATACTTTATTAGGTCTGGTTGATTAGGATATTGTTCTTGTAACCAGTTCTCAAATAAATTAAGAGTAGTCTGATCTGGTGAATAAGGTTTTATCATATTAATTTAATGGCCTCCTGTAACCCGATTTCAAGTGATTCTTCATAAGATTGAAATCTTAATGGTATGATTAACATTTTCATTCCATTATCTTTTGATGATAATGAATCAATATTTATAGCCCATGGCTTTGAATCATATGAAATATATTTTGGCCAAACATGAATAAGATATTTCTCTCTTAACCATTTTTGAAGTAAGGATTGTGTTGGTGCAGCAATATCATCATCACCAATATCTTCTCTTATCCTATTTAATCGTATTTCATAATCAACAGTATATGGTTTTTCATTTGGATATACCAAATACCAATTATTACAAAATGGATTAACAAACCCTTTTTCTCTTGCTAATTTAGCTGTTTCAAATGATATTAATTGTTCTGTCATAATTTATATGTCTCCTTAATATAATTTAAAAGTTTAGGTAAGTAATCATGTTTGTCGTACCATTCCATATAGGTCATTTTGGTTTCTTTTTTCTTGGTTTCATCAGAAATATTATACCGAGAATCAAAACCCTTATAAATGTCCGTATAAAGACTTTGCTGAGACTTATTATGTTTCCGGGCTATCTCATTGATTAAGTTAATAACCTCTATCCTATAAGCTCTCTTTGGCAATTCTGTTCGTTTTTCAATGATTAGCACTCTTGCCTCTAAACCACGATACATTTCTAATAAATCGTCAAAAGAATTTTTTAAGATTTCATAGTCTTCTTTTGTTATTTCAGGGATAAAAGTACTCATAGGTGTAGGCTGTACTAATTCCATCTCAATAGTTTTCCAAAATTGATTGTTATTACAAGTTTGACCTGATAAACATACTCCAGTTAAGAAATGTTGACAAGTAGTACAAGTTTTCTTTTCAAATATTAATTCTGGAGTTTGTATAGCATTAATACTTTCTGGAAAGAATTTATAAAGTTCGGCAACATCAGGTTTTTTACTATGAGCAACAAGGAAATCGTATGCTATTTTATAACTGACGAATTCTACTGATTTTGCTTGTTTTGTAGTATATCCAAAATTCTTTCTGAACCATCTTGTTTTACTATGTGGATGAATCCCGGTTAAATCGAATAACTTATATAGTGTTATCATACAATTTCCTCCGAATTACGATCAGGACAGTTTAAAGGACACTTTTTACAGATGTCAAATAATGGAGCTGTATTCCAACCATCATAATCCTCATGTACAAGGACTTTTATAGCTGTCTGTCTTATCTTCTCCAGCATTTCTTTTCTTCTTAATTTGGCTTCTGAGGCCGTATTAGCATCAGTACTATTGACATCAGTATTGACAGGAACAAATTTGTTCATTCCTTTCTTATCGAATACCCAATAGACAAAAGGAATATCAAGAAGATAGGAATAAAGAAAAGGCTGAATATGATCCATATATTTAGGAGCGCCCCACCCATAATCTCCAAAAGTAGAAGTAAGGTCACCGGTCCATTTTAAGTCAATGACAGCTACCGGATAATTACGTGTTTCTGTAATGACAGGAGAGATGATATCAGCACATAAACTAATAAAGACATCGACATCAGGAAATTTTTCCATCAGGTCTTTATCTTCAAGCTGAATGACTTTCTTTATCTGTACATTACGAGTAACATTTTTATTATTTTCCCGGATGATGAATACACCATGTTTTTGACATAAAGAAGGAAAACTCATAGCCTGCTCTTCAATCTTTAACTGAGCGGTAAGTTTCTTTCCTGTTCTTTTGTCACGCGGAAGGTCAGTGGTACATTCTCCATCGGCAGATTGTCCTAAGCATAGAGATTCAAAGTATAGTCCTTCAAGCATAGCCGCTGTTGGAGGTATCTTATTACCATCGATCATAGTATGTTTGGTAAAACGAGGACAGTAAGGAAGATCTTTATCTTTCCAATAAAAATGTTTAATAAGTGATTGGCTGATGAATATCGATCTTCTACCATTAGATTCGTGTCTTATGACACCTTTATCAGTTTCAATAATATTATTAACCCCGGCAAATTTCTTTGCCAGGGTTATATAATTTTTTAATTCTTCCGGCTTCATTCTACAACCTTTATTTCAAGTGCACCATCTTCAATTACCTCATCTCCCACAATAATACCATCGAATTCTTTGGCTATAGCTTTTAGTTCTTCCCGGGAGTGTTTATCATATTCAGCTGCAGAGCCTAAAAGAACAAGTTTAAGGTCTTTATTGATAGAGAGTATTATTCGTGTTACGATAAGTCCAGCTTTAGCATAAGAGATACTGGTAGCATTGAAAGGTAACAGGTTATCTCCATCGACAAATTTCAGCTCATCATCTTCAATGGTAATGAATGGGAAATTAACTTTCTTAATGATAGCGTTCTTTTCTTTTCTCTTTTCTTCAATCTTATCAGTAAGATCATTAAAAGTTTTGAATTTTTCCTGCAGGTCTTTGTTGAGGTTTTTCTGTTCTACCTTTTTCAATACAGCATTATTGTAAAATGTGATAGCTTCTTTTCGTGTTGTAAGACGTTTGGAGATAGTTTCAATCTCAGCTTCCAAAATTTCTTTTTTAACATCTTCTACTACTTCACCAAGTTCAACAATAGCTTTCTCATTTACTTTAATACGTTCTTCAATCTTTTTGATTTTCTCCTGCAGTTCTTTTATTTCATTATTATCTTCATCAATAGATGTTTGTAAGGCGGCTTTCTTTGTTGCCGGGGTGACATAATCAGGAGCTGATATGATAGCAAGTTTATTCTTTTTGGACTCCAGCTCTGTGTCTAGTTTGTTAGTCTCTTCGACAAAGTTATCTCCAAACTTATCAGTATCGAATTTATTGATAGCATTAGTTTGTTCTTCAGTGACGATACAGTTGTCATATAAAGTCTTTGCTGTCTGATAATGAGTATTAGCATCAGTTCTTTCTTTGAATAGCGTACCGTTTTTACTATTTATTTCAGCTTCAATAGTAGCTAACTGTTTCTGTTCTTTATCACTGAGGAGTTGTTTGATGATGTCAGCCTGTTTACGTCTACCTTCAGCAGTAAGACCATTGGCAAAAAATTCATCAACGGTAAAACTATTAAATTTCAGAGAATTCCTTATTTCTTTTACAGACTTTGTTTTAGTAGTGTCTGGCAGTACCATTGTGAAGCTTTCATCTTTGTCGGTGAAATCAAATTTGAGATTCCATATCCGTTCTTCCGGATCTGTATAAGTAAGATTTACATCACCATCTTCCTTGCCGAATGTTACTGGTCGGCTGGTTCTGTTCTGTGCTTGAATAGTGTCGATAAAGCTTCTTACAAAGCTTGTCTTACCCTTTCCGTTACCACCGCGAATACAATATAGATTCCCGGAGACAAACTCACCAGATACATCTTCTAGGAGTTTATAATTTCTGATTTTGTATGTTAATTTGCTCATATAATTATTTATTAGAAGGGCCGATCATCATCAACCATTGTTATTTTAGGTTCCGTTTTCTTTTTCTCAATTTCTTTCGTTCTCTCAACTACTGCAGTAGCTTTTTCAGTGCTTATTACAACATCTGCGGCCATGTCTTCTAAGTCAGAGCGGAACTGTAATATTTTTATAGAGTCTTCAATCTTAAATAAGCCAACGCTTATAATAAAATCCACTTGTTTTATGATATCTTCTTTTTTCATGGCTAGTCGATTAAAAATGAATAAAACCGATCGGCACATTCAATGATTGTAGAAAAGGATTTTATCTCCATCCATGAAATATCAATAGCATTTACTGCCAAACGTAATGAAGACTGAGCGGCAATAGCATTATCTTTGGAGAACTTTCCACCGGCATTTGCTTTTTCATCGACATAGTTCACAAGGATATCAACGATACCATAAATATTAGAACGTTTTACACCTGGCAGGGCTTTAATGTCATCTCGGGTAAATTTAAGTTTGTTGGCAAGTTCGATAGCTAAGCCTAGCATAGTTGTATTGATGATACGTTTTTGTATCTCTGGAGATACATCAGCATATTTACTATTACCACTACCACTATAGCTAGAGGATTTGCCGGGTGTCTTTTTACTTCCATCAGCTTCACGATCATCGCGAGTTATTTTTAGCCATTTTATTTCACCATTTTTAGCTAATTTTAACTCTAATTGGCATGTTTGTTCTCTACCTTCTACAAAATAGGTTTGATCCTTTTTTGAATTGAACAAGCCTTCTAAGCCATCTTCAAAAAGGACATTATACCCATAATTGTTATGAGCATCTATGTTGCCGGTGTGTTTTACATTTTTTACAGTACCGGTGTAGTAGCATTTGTCACCTACGTTGGTACATTCGTGATCCTCCAGGATCATTTGAGTTTTGTCATTCATAAAATTAAATTTTAATTAGATTTCTAAAAATACGTTATAAGCAAGATTTTGAAAATAATAGATAAGTCCGAGCGGACCTAAACTGTTCTTTGTGACTTCTACGATAAACATCTTTTCAATGATATCCTTTTTATCTGGATATTCCTGAGAGAGTTTGTCATAGTTCCCGGGCCTATTTAACAAGAGTATTACTTCAGCGATATCCCTTAACCTTGATGAACCTTTAAGATGATCTTCGGTAGGTCTGTAGCCATCGATAAAATTAAGATGTGAAGTTTGTTCTTTGTTAAAATGATGAAGATAAATGATAAGGCTGTTATAATCTTTAGTGTATTTCCTGATGTCAGCAATGCCATTAGCAATAAGATCATCCTTTTCATTCTGTGGCTTGTTTAACGAATGATCTCTCAGTCTCATGACATTATCTATCACTAAGACATTAAGTTCGTTATGTGGCCTCTTTTTACAGAATATCTCAAACTTCTTACCTATGTTGCCAATATAGTCAGGTTTTTCATTAAAAACTACATCCAGATCTTCCATCGACATTCTAAGATTTAGTATCTCATTCTGTTGTGATTGAGAGAGCTTATAGCCTTTGCCAGTTAGTTGTTTGTCAGTAAGGAAAACAGAACGTGATATCCATTTTCTTATTATGACATCAGAGGTATCATGGTCAATACAATTCCAATAGATGCCTATATTGTCATTGTTGTTGATAAGGTTGAACATGATATTGCATAGAAAAGAAGTCTTACCTATCCCGGAGGCTCCGGCAGCAAGATAAATACCAGGAGAGAAAGATACAATGCTGTCAAACTTTTCAGAATTCGTTTTAAAATAGTTTTTCTTTTCTCCCTGAATGATACTCATGATATTAGCATAGCTTTTCTTTACAGAGTCGGTGATCTTTTCACTAGGCTCATCAATCATTTGCTCGATATAGATATTGATCTCATCTTTGAGGTTATTAATCTCATTGAATACATCAATGCCATATTCATAGAACTTAGCATGGTATTTAGAGGTGATATTAATCATCATACGTGCAAAATAACACTGATATACTATTCGATAGTGATATTGTATATTTGCCGATGAAGCTACTTTAGAAGTAAGCTGAGCAATATAATAAGGACCTCCAACCGCATCAAGTTTACCCATTGCTTTGAGTTCAGAAGTTACCAATAACATATCATGTGGTTCTCTGCGCTTATAAAGATTAAGGATAGCCTGAGCAATAAACTGATGAGCTTCTTTATAGAATATCTCAGGTTTTAATAACTCAACAGGTGTATCTGATTCCAACATAGTAGCTCCTAATATCACTTCTTCCAGTTCTACATTCTGTGGAGGTATTTTGCCCAATTCCATCATATCAGCCGTATATCTTTTGTTTAATCTTTTCTGGCCACTTTTTTCTTTATCCATTTGTCAAAGGTTTTAGATTTTTCTTGTAGTTCTTCAATAGTATTAGGCCCGAAGATATAATGGTCTCTGGCTTTACGTGGTCCGGAATAAGACTCATTATATATCTGTTGATCAACAAAGTCATAGATAACCTTTATCCTATCTTCTTTTCGTGTAAACTTCTCATTCTGGAGAGGCTGTTTAGCGTTGAGATACTCTTTATACTTCTGAAAGATAAAAGCCATGGTAACCGGCTCATTTTCATTGGTGAGATTCCCTTCATAGATAGCCAGGTCAACTCTTATCTTAGTGTTCTCTTTACTTCCGGTAGGATTAAGATCCCACAGCTGGTCGAATATCTGATCATCTGTCATAGAGCAGAAAATTAACTTTGTAAACACCTTGTTTAAAGTTCTGCATATCTTTCTTTGAAAAAAGGAAGTCACAGGAACGTACCATATTTGATTCCATAGCATCTTCAATAAACCATTTGCCTACCAGTAAAACATTGTCGCTATCACAATATAGGCTATCACCAAAGTAAAGATTATATTGAAAGAACAGGTCTTGTGATAATGACAATATTCTGTTGAGTCGGATATTACTATCATTACGAACTAGCCGGCCTGATGATGTACGAATATACTGTTTATTTTGTTTATCAGTAGGACAATATACCGTTCCTCTTATGTTAGTGATATTGTTTCTGACCTTTTCAAAGACGATAATAGTGTTCTTGTTTTGTGGAGGCTTTTCTTGAAAGAAATAAGATACCATAAACACACTTAGGGTAATAGCTATATAAGCTATTATTACATAGGCTGTTTTCATGGGTTGATTATTAAATGATTATTAGTAATTTTCCAACTGAAGATATTAAAAATGAATGGTGATTCAGCTACAAATACATTGTCGTCTTCATAGATAGCCTCTATCCTGCCATTGTTATTATCAAGCTTGTATTCGGGGTTTAATTTGAGAAATCTTACCATTTTCGGTTCTATCTCTATTTTTAAGGATAGCTTCCGAGAGTCTTTTGTTATAGGTATCTTGCTCGTAGTAGACCTGGAAATTGTATTCATGATTAAACCTTTCTGATTTTATAAGATTATAAATTATATCTTCCAATACACCTTCAGCTATCTCCGGAAGAAATATCTCAATGGTATTGTTTTGTTGCCGGAATACTGGTCTGAGTTTAGTAGCAGATCTAACAGCATTATAACATACTTCTTTAAGCTCTTTGTATATATCGTTTTTCATGGTCAAATGATTTGTCTCTCAATGAAATATTCTTAATGCAGATAGAGCTCATCAAACGTTTCATTTCAAGTGTTAGTGTATCTTTTAATAAAGGAAACAGCGCTTTGTGCATATAAAAATATTCGCGCATGTTTTCATAGGTTATGTGATTACCGTTGATATTTAACAAATGACAAAATGTATCTAAGAATACAACGATATATTCTTTGGCGCCATTATCATCTTGTAGTATAGCATAGTTATCTTGAATATCAATAGAATATCCTAATTCATTAGCATATTCCAATAATGACATTTGTTGATCATCGGTGAATTTTATAAAATTACCCTTGTCGATGTGGTATTTAATGTCTGATATTGAAAATGATTTCTTTTTCATAACATATAGTTTATAAACTTTTCTGATTCACACTTTTCACATTTGTGATAATATCCTTCATGAATAGAAGGTTCAAAAGCTTCCTTAAAGAAATATTTTATAAATCTCTGGAAACGTGTAAGAGCAGGTAGCCTTCTTGAAATAGGTATACCATCGTATTCTGCGTTACATTCGCTACAACGAGAGATCAGCCTTGGAATGTCAGTTTGTATTATCCCGATTGGGTTGTGATCATAATACAGTACTATGAAAGATTCCAGGCCTGCTTTGGCATTGTATTTCTTAAGACCATAAAATAGATCCGGAAAGGCAGTCCATGGAAACACAACAATATTTCCCAATCCTTTTTTATTAGGTGATTGAAGTAATATGTTAAGTTTCTCATTTAAGGTAGCAATAAGATACTTTTTAAATTGTATCTTTGCTAGTGATACATGGGTAGTGTTCATATACCCAGATATCTGAAATTTAGGGTTGATGTTCATAAAATTTAGTTTAAATGAATAGATTATTAGAACTTGAATTAAGAGCAAAATTAAAAAATAAGCGGTATTGTGATCAACTTAATGATCGAGAGCTGACATTCTTTATTAGTAAAATGGAGAAGATCTTCCACTTTCTTGTTGTACACAACTACAAAATTAGAACAAAATATTTTGAAGTGCAACCTAATATTAGTAGATTACAGAAATGGCATAAATATAAGAAGAGGTTACAAAAGAAGAAGCAACGCGATAACTCCAAACCAAATCAATAATACTACTATCCATATCTTGTCGTTAGTACTGATTTTCATATACCATCCCTCCAATGAAGATACTTACAAGTATCATTATAGCAATATAAAAACATACTATAGCAAGGAATATCCATATCCATACAGCTTTAGTGTTTGATTTAAGAGCATGGAATACACATCCCACACCAAGTCCAAAAAGGACTATTAACATTGCGATTAAAAGTGCCATAGATTTAATTTTAGGTTATATTTTATGTTAATTATTTCTTGTTACAACATTTTTTATATTTCTTACCAGAACCGCAAGGGCACTTGTCATTTGGTAATATCTTAGGCATAGTCCTGATAGGCTCTAGTAATTGATTTCTTTGAGCCTTAGTCAATGGACTTATGAAATCTTTGATATGTTCCAATTCACGATAAGGATTTACGAATGGTACTAATTTTGGTTCATCATGAATAAATATTGGTGTTGATTTACCCAGCATATCATGACTTAAGATGATGATATGTCTTTCATTCAGCATTGCATTACAATCATTACACACTAGTGCCTCGTAATTGATACTTAAGAAATCATTTTTACATATCACACAGTTAATTATGGCTTCCATTGATTAATGAATTAGATTGTTGTTTAAAGCTTCGTTAAATTCATTGTAATTGGAGAACAATAGAAGAGATACACTATCATTAATAGCTCTCTGAATAGATTCTTCAATAGTGTTTCCACAATATGTTGGTGGATTACTATTATAAACTAGATCAACAAATGAATATCGATGTTTTGAATCAATATATTGATCAGTTTTTCTAAGCACCCTGAGAGAAGTATTAGTCTTATAGACTACAAATGATGTGTTACGTAAGATAGGAAACACTTTGTCAATAGTGATATCCTCTATATTATTTGTTTTATTTATAATTCTGTACATTATACAGCCCTTTCATTAGGTTTAACTTCTTCGATAAGCCATATAATACCATCCTGTTGGTAATAAAAGCGTTTGTTAATAGTAATTACATACTTATTTTTAATACCTATCAATGTTCGGGATATCATTCTTAACTGATGCTTCATCCAGATAGGATCTACCTGGCATATAAGAATGATATTTTTCTTATCAAGAGGATAGACTATATTTGATTCAAGATAGTCAAAATCAACTCTATTGACACAATCGCTTAATTGAAGTTTAGGGTCCATAAAATTATAGTTTAAAGGTTTATTTAATTAATCAATAAATAATAAGAATTCACTATATGATAAAAGATATTTATCTTCAATACGTTTTCTATTCCTAATATAATAACTAAGAAGTGATTTGTTAATTTTAAAATATTCAGCAGCTTTTACCACACTTTCAAAAGACATGATTTGATTATCCTTATCATCAAATACATAAACATACTTACAACATGCTTTTCTTTCTACTTTAACATAAGGAGCATATTCGCGAGGCGTATGATTAATATTAGAAGATTTTTTTTCTTTTATAAGTAGCAACACATCATCATTAAAAATAAAGACATGTTCCCTTTTACACCACAAGATGTAACCATAATCTTGGTTAATTATATCAATAACCTTTTTACTCTTATATTTACCAAAAGGAAATTCTGAATTAAGAGATAGAAATTGATTCTTTTCTTTAGGTTTATAAGTAACAGGATTGATATACCTGTTTGTAGTACTTTTATAATTCATTTTAGTCATAAAATAAGTTTAGAGTTAATAGTTATAAGTGGAGATAGTGAGAGTCGAACTCACGTTCCCATTGTTCTTATCCTTTCAAATAAGACATTATATCTCCATCATTGGCTAAAGGTTAGGGAGCCTCTATTTAATATAGCATTAGAATACTATAACCAAAGAAATGATAGTACTCTATCAACGAGCTTCGTTACATATTCATCAAACGATGCCAATCTTAGGTCCTAAGTATTATTTTTATCGAGGACCAACAGCATATTTTGCCAATAATAATATAAATTTATTGTCGAATCATAATAAGCCTCCTCCATAGGCTGATAGTAAATAACATTACAATTATAAAAAAATAAATCGATATCATCTCATTATACTCTTAATAGATAACTACTCAATCAATATATAACCCAATAATATCTCCCAACAAGTGGTCCTCTGGGAACGAGAGGACAAATAAAACATTATCAGTTAGTTATGAGCTTGTACAGGTGCTAGTTGTTCAATAAAGCACCATCCTTTACCAATAAAATATCTTCTACCGGTGTTAAGATTAAGAGCATTTATCAGCTCTTCTTTTCCATTGTCCCATAAAATGATGTAATTCTTCATAAAAATAGAGTTTAAAGTGTTAGTTTATAATAAATATTAAATTTGTGTTCACATTAAATTAACGGAATAGTAAGCTTTTCTCCGGTATAATACCAACATAAGTTGACTGAAATAGTCAATTCTTATAGTTTGGCTGTTTATGATGCTTATACAATATATTATATAGGCACAAGAAAATAGTGGGTTGACGATCTCACGACCATTGATGATATAATGGCAACAACGCTTATCATCAGAAGATACCTTCCAACCCAAGAGACTTGACAACAATAACCAGCACCATTAAGGTATACTCATTGATACCTTATGAAAGGATTGCGGCTAATGCCTTGATAAAATGTTTTAAAAAAAAGAGGTAGTCTATTGACTACCCCCTTTTGAAACTGCGAAATGAAATTACGGAGTTACGGTTGCTGCCGGTGCTGCTGGTGCTGCTGGTGCTGCTGGTGCTGCTGGTGCTGCTGGTGCTGCTGGTGCTGCAGTGAGTGGTTTCCAGATGTATTTGAATTTCGTTGTATCTTTGGCGTCAACGATACAAGTCATCTGAATGTTTGCAGGATTGATAAACACTGTTCCGTCAGCTGCAACTTCCTGTGGATCATAGTTGGAATGCGCAATCAGTTCTTCAATGATGGCATAATCCTTAATCAGATAATTCTGTTTAGGATGTTTAACCGCAAAGTGGAAAGTCGGTTTCTTTCCAGTGCCATCAAGAATCTTGTTGATGTTTGTACTGCATTCACTTTCAACAACAGGTGTTAATTCGAATGCTGTTTTGTTTGCCAACCATTTCTGGTCTACTGCTGCTACAACGCGTGCTGCTAAATTTAAAATCATAATAATAAGTTTTAATTAATAATAAATGAATATACCGCAATCCCAAAGCAAGCCCATGCCTACTTTGTTCGTCAGCGAAGCTCCGGGGAGGGTATGTAGGATAGGTAAGGAGAGAACATCTCACCTCAAAAAAGAGTTGTCGGCTGAAGATGGATGGGGGATCAGGAGTGGGGGTGGATGTTTACGTGTGGTGGTCACCGGGGGGTGTTGAAAAGGTTGTGGATAACTCGGGGGAAGAGTGTCTTCTTGGCAGGACATAGTATGACTATATTTGTAGTGATAATAAATGATAATGGTTATCCCTGGTGCATTGGGCCACACTATCTAATAAGAGCGAAGTCAGGTTCGAATCCTGTCAGGGATGCAAACTAAAAACCTTCTCGATTAAGTAGGTAAATCGTATAAACACAATGGAACAAGATGTAAGACCAGTAGATCCAACTCCTTTAACATTAACAGATAGAGTGTTGATGGCATTGACAAATGAACATGAAATCATTCGTGATATTGTTAAAGACATGAGAGATAAGCTTCAGACACTTACTAATTTTACAACACAGGAAAAAATACCTATTCCTTCTGATGAAAAAGAACCGGTAACTATGGATGATAAGATAGGTAGAGCTTTTTTGATGCTAAAAAACGATATTGATGATCTCGTGGCAATAGCCAATAACCTTAAAAAGATATGATGAACAAGATTATTCCGGGAAAAGGTAATATGTATGAGTTTATCACCCATACATGGAACCCTATGAGAGGTGAGTGTATTCATAAATGCCCTTATTGCTCCACTCATAAACTTGCCAATATCTATCCTATGATAGCTAAGAAGTATTCCGGTCCTCCAGAACTCGATAAGAGTGTCAACGACGATTTAGGATGCCACAAGGTTATCTTTGTATGTGGACAGTCGGATCTATTTGCTGAGAGCGCCAGGATAGACTCCAACGACAGCGTGCCTGGAGAACTGATAGAAAGAGTGTTGGAACAATGCAACAAATATCCTAATAACAAGTATTTCTTTCAGACTAAAAACCCCTTCCGGTTGCTGTCATACATAGGACTATTACCTATGAACAGTAAGGTTTGTACTACTATAGAATCAGACAGATATTATGAGAAGTTTAGTGGTGACACTCATTCTCCATTTGAACGTATGCTAGCCATGGAGAAGATCATCTTTGACAAATATGTTACCATTGAACCTCTCATGGACTTTGACCTTATGCCTATGATAGAAATAATAAAAAGATGTAATCCTATACAGGTTAACATAGGTGCCGATAGTGGAAAGAATAGTCTTCCAGAGCCAGATAGTGAGAAGATAGAACAGCTGATAATAGAACTGCAGAAGTTCACTATCATACATAAAAAGTCAAACCTAAAAAGATTATTATGACCGTAGTAGAGGAGATAATGCTTGAACTTGATGATGTCAGAAAAAAACATCATGTCACTTGGCAAAGCATAGCCGACAGTATCGGGATCTCCAAAAGACAGCTATTAAGAATTCGCAAAGGACAATGCCCTATGGATGTCGATGTCCTATGTGATATAGCACGTACATTGAATACAAAAATTAAATTCCAGGTACTATGCCAATAATGTTAGCCAATATAAAATTTCGTCATGTCGATTATGACAAGGCAGAAAGAATGGGTATGCCTAATTTCGAAGAAGAGGTTTTCCATATCGGTGATCTCTATATCAACGATCTTAGAACATATTTCGAATCAGACAAAAAGGGATATCTTATAGTAGGTATGCTCAACACCTCCAGCTATGAGATAGAAATGACACTGGATAAGTTCCGGGCCTTCTTGAAGATCTGTGGCTATACCATCGTGGAAGAGGTGCCGGAAAATATTAACCCTAAACAAGAAACAAAAAAAGAATGGACATTTGCGAAAGAATATATAAAGGCTTTTTCGGATTAAAATCCGACAGCTTTAAAAAGTGTGAGGTGCCTTGGTGTGGCAAAAAGTATGAACACATCCATGCGCTCTCCGATAAGACAGTCATTGAAGACCTGATAGGTCTGTGTTCGGAACATAAGATAAAATATAGAAATAATAAGTTTTGGACACTATGGCTTAAAGTCATACATTTACACAATATTATTAACCATAAAAAAAATAAAACATGCTAAGACTACCAGTAGGAAACACAATCATCATTGAATTCAATGAGGCAAAAAAGAAAAAAGGTATTGATATCATTACCAACGAAAAGCAGAAGATAGATCCTTATCTTATCGCTAAGATGTATGAAGAACATCCTTTCAAAGGCAAGGTACTTATGGTCGGGCCGGAAGAAACATTTATCAAGATAGGTGATATTGTCTATCTTAAAGACATGAACCGGTTGATGTTCGATATGCTTATCGATGGCAAGGTACGGTTTGCTATCACCAGAGGAGATGTATCAATATTGGAAAGGGAACAATAATGGAGCTCAAAAGAAAAAACCTCGTCATGTACCAGAGTCTTTTCATGGAATTAGGAAAGACTAACTACGGAGAAAAATTCAATATCTTCGTGGAGAAAAACATAGCTGTCATAGAAGAACAATATGAGATCTATTCTGAGTGGTTTAAAGAAAACAATCCCACTGGAACTATCAGAATGAAAAACTTTCTGTCATTGCGTAATTCTATAAACAATTTCCAAAATAATAATACCATCACCCCGGAAGAACTGGATGAGAGAATACAGGCTTTTGAAAAAATTCTCGACCAATATGAAGAAGAGGCTACTATCATAAAACAATTCGAAGATAAACTCGATTTATACATGGAAGAAGATATTTCTATTAACAATGCCTTTATAAAAGAGAAAGATATTCCAAAGGAATTGCCTGGGAAATTGCGGTTTGGAATAAGAAACTTCATTGAAAAATAGGTTGTTAAATAAAATATTATTATTTTGTTGCAATCAGTTGAATAATTATATATTTTTGATACATGGGAGCTTATCGTTATAAAGAAACAGAAATTGTCGCTCATATCGACTGCCTGGAACTCCAAATGCGCGTTAAGCGCTTCATAAGAGAAAAGAAACAGATCATAGTATCTACAGATCCATTGAAAAAAGAGTCAAAAATGTTTCTAATTGCTATTGAATGCGAATGGTTTGAAGGCAAAATCTTAAAGAAGAACAAGTTTAGTTCAAAGGTCTTGGTGCCATATCATGTTGCAGTAGCAGGTAAAGAACTAGCTTTGGCTTGGTTGAATGATAACTTTAAAAACTTCAAACAATGACACAATTTAATCGTGGTCTTAAAGGACTAAAAAAAGAACATTTCTCTGAAAGCGACATCTTTCATCTTCATGTGAAATATCATCAGTACCATAATGGTATGCACAATGGTGTGATCTATTTCAAACCCAACGACACAACTCCATATGTACAGCTTAATGGAGTGGAGCTTACCCTGGCGACACTTATCGGAATGGGATTGTATCAGGGAGTAATCAACTGTGGTGCTAACCCAAATTATCCAGCGGCCTCCGAGGGAGAATACTGGAGAGTATCTGTAGCCGGTCTTATCGGTGGCGCTGGCGGTGTTGCAGTGGAAGTTGGTGATCAGATAATATGTATTGCCTCAAACGCTGGCGGTACCGAAGCACAGGTAGGAACATCATTCATGTTGATACAGAAGAATATGGTTGCTTGTGATATTGCTACGTTAAGAACCGGTACAGATAATCTTGCTTTTGTCACAGCTAATGTATTAGCAAATGCTTTTAATGGCGGAAATGCTTTTACATCATCGGGAATTCCTTTAGTTCTTTCAGCCGGAAGTACTGCCCAACTAGCAATTGGTGGATCTGGAACAGCTAATGGAATTGATTTTGTTGGTGCACCGACAACAGGTTCATTAGTTGAATATACGGGTATCGGAACCAAAACAAGCGGTTATCTTTTTAATGGTCGTATGTCAACCAGTGTTCTAGATGGTAGTACTATTATTGATGATTTTTCACAGGAGTGTGCCCATGATGGTATTCATTCTGATACACTTATAGGAAAAAGGATTGTATGGTCCGGAAACGTACCAAATGGAACATTAGCCTCATCTTTGGCAATACAGTATATTGAATTCACAGGAATATTTGGCACAGGACAAAACAAAGGTGGCGATATTGCCGGTCTTGACATCAACATGCAGGGAACGATCAATGATGCTTCTGCATTGGAATATGGTTTAAAAGTATCCGTTTCTACTACACGTACCGGTGCTGGATCTGTTTTTGGAGCTTATATCTATACAAATGCTACTGCTACTGCAGCTGCTTATATTTCCAATACAACTATTGGTATTCATCTGGCTACTGGTAATGAAGCTATTGAAATTTCTGGAACAGTAACTGATGTCATAAATCTTACTTCTATGGCTACCATTACTAATATCATGAAGTTTGATTCAATAGCTGGTGGTGTAATTGCTAATGCTTTAGTTCCTGCCGCTGCTCCTGATGCCGGAACTGTCGGCGCTGATGCCTGTCTCCGAGTATTGATTGGAGCAACGCCATACTACATTCCACTGTACGATACCTTACACGCTTAATAATTAACGGTCAGAGTGCTCTCCAATATGGAGGGCACTTTGATTATTTATTCATAATTAAAACAATAGAACAATGACAAAGACTCTAGATGTAATGGGTAGAATTTTGGCTTTAACAGTATTGCCAAAAGAATCAGACTTGGTATTATGGAAAGTAATACAAGGACTCAAAAAGAAATTATCTCTCTCCGAAGAGGAGATCAAGGAAGTTAACCTTAATGTTACTCCTGATATGACAACCTGGGATCGTGCAAAAGAACAACCGAAAGAAATTGAATTTACGGATTTCGAATGCAAGATGATCACCGATGGGTTAGAACTTTTAAATAAGAATAAAAAGATTACAGAACAATATCTGCCTTTGTGCATAGCTTTTGGATTGTATGAACCCGAATAAAAAATTATTATCATGACAAAAATAACCAATGATGCGATAAATCTCTATATTGTAAGAGAACAAAATATCTGGACCGTACCCCGCGATGAGTACGCTTTAAAAGAAAAAAGACCTTTGATATCTATCATGCTAGAAAATAAGGAACATATCATTCTAGACTATAGTAATGGTATAGTTATCAATGGTGTCACTCAGACTTCTTATGATATGGCTGTGGCAACATTGCAATCACTCATTTTAAGTTCTGGTGGTAGCGGATCAGGAGTATCTATTCAAAGAGAAGTGGTTATCAATTCCGATGAAGCTGAGATACCAGGTAAGCAGTATCAGACGTATGCTCATGCCCTGGCTTATATTCAGACACAAACGGTTGATCAAAATCATCCCTGGGTAATAAGTTTTGCCGGTGTATTACATGAAGATATAACAGTATATGCTAATATAGAATTAGCCGGTATTGGAACGATGAGTTCCTGGATTGATGGTGATGTGGATATTTCATCTGCAGGTGCGCTTTTTGGTGCTGTTATAAAAAATTGTGTTATTGGAAATCTTTTAATTACCAGTGGCGGTTCGGAATCAGTAACGTTAAAAGATTGTACTCTTTTAGATTGTACAACAACTACTGGAACACATACTATTATGACTACTAATTGTTTTATAGTAAAAGGTGATTTTAGTAATATTATAGTTCAAGGATCTTCAAATAATATAATTTCTTATTATGGAGATATTATTCTTTACAATCCGAAATTAATTCAATGTTATATGATTACGCAACCAACATTTACAATTAGTATTGAAAAAGGTAATCTTCAGAGATGTAATCTAAATTTAGGTACCAATTTCATTATCATTGATGATATTAGATTTAGGTTTTGCGTTATAAATAATGATTATATCATAGATAACGGTATTAGTGTAAATATGCAATATTGTACTTATCATGATACTTTTACAGTAAATGGAATATTAAACACTAAGATATGCGATTTAGACAATACTCCTATTATAGGCACCGGAACTTGGTATAATACTGGAGAAGCCTTTGACCCCAGAGGAACTATTTTAAGTCAAAGTGATGTTCAATCAGCATTAGTGGAACTATCAGGGAAACTTGGCGCCTTGGGTGTTGGTGGTACATTTACTACTGTTGATGGTAAAACTGTTACTTATAATGCTAATGGAGTAATAACTGGTATCATTTAAAATCTAATATCATGAAAAGCAAATATTTAGGTCTTAATGGTCGTGACTTCTGGAGAGGTCTTGGTATTGCTGTATTGACAACCTTACTGACAAATATCTATAACGTACTTGTCACAGGGATGTTTCCTATCTTATGGGTACAATGGCAACCGATATTGGCCGGCACAGCAGCAACATTCGTTTCATATATGATGGCTAATCTGTTTACTAACTCACAAGGAAAAATATTCACTAAGGAAAAGACAAGGAGACCGTTATAATGCACAACAAAACACTAAACAGCTATTTTATGGGATTACTATTGTTTTTTAAGTCTCCATTTTTACTAATGCCTACGTTATGTACTATGGTACTAGGATATTTTTCTCCTTTACGTGGTATTGCTATGGCTTTGCTTGTAGCTGTTATCATAGACTTCATATCCGGAGTATGGGCCTCCATAAAAAGAAAGGAAAAGATAACTAGTCACACGATGAGAAATTCTGTCACTAAACTTCTTTGCTATACCATGACGATAGTCTTCTGTTGGGTGGTACAGAAAGAGATCCTTGTCTTTGAATGGGCTAAGCTTGTCAACCTTGCTACAGCATTGATAGCATTATCAGAGTTAAAGAGTGTGTTGGAAAACTTTGGCACCATAACAGGTAATCGAGTATTCAACTCTATCTTTGAAGAAATCAATTCCATGATAAAAAAGAATAAGAACAAACCAATGAAACAATGAAAAATCTTGTCGTTATTTTAGATCGTGCTCATGGTAGCAACACCCCGGGCAAACAGTCTCCAGACAAAAAACATAAAGAATGGGTTTGGAGCCAACATCTTATCGATGTCTTATCACAGATGTTGATAGAAAGAGATTTTGAAGTAAGGTTTACGGTCACTGATCAGTATGAGCCGGGCCTCACTGTCAGACAAAAAAGAGCCGATGCATTCCCGGGCAACAAAAAGATATTACTCTCCATTCATAATAACGCTGCAGGTATGGGAGACAAGTGGGTAGATGTCGATGGTTTTGCAGAGATCTATACCTGTAAAGGACAGACAAAATCCGATGGTGCTGCATGGCAGATATACAAGTGTATCAAAGAAATGATGCCGGAGATAAAGTGGAGAGTGGATATGTCCGATGGTGATATCGACAAAGAAGAGAACTTTACGGTACTTATGGGTAAGAGCTATATGGGAATATTGTTGGAATGGGGTTTCCAGGATGATAAAGGCGATATCGATATCATTGACAATGAAAATAACATCTCTCGTCTTTGCATGGCTATAACACAAGCTATGGAAATATTAAATCAAACTCTATAGTTATGGCACTCTGGAAGAAGAACATATCAGGACAAGGAGATCCCCCAGGACCATTAGGAAAGTACATCACGATGTATAACAAGGCTGTTAAGACATTGGGTACTGATAATCCGGAAGTATTAAAACGATTTTTTGCCAGTCAGCAATATGGTCAGAACAACACCCAGGTACAACAAAACAATAATATCAATAAGGCACCACAACCAAAAGAATCCAAGGCAGGGAGTATCGCCGGTGATGTAGGCACCCTAGCATTAAGTACACTACAGAACTTTGGAATGAATATCCCCGGTGATGTTTTAAAGACCGTAGCGCCCAAGGCAGCCATTTTGGATGTATTACCACAGACGACGACAAATCAATATGTAAAGCAGAGAAATCAGTCATTAGGACAGAACATAAAAGATGTTGCTGATGCGACGAATACGGTGGCTGCTTTTGAGGTAGGTGCACCATTGGTTGCTAAGGGAGTTCAGGCAGGAGTAAAATATGCTAGTCCTTATGCAGAACCTATTATTAAGAGTGTTAAAAATAGATTATTTAAACCACAGATATTACCTATAGAACAAAATTTTATTAAACAAAATTTTAAAGACCTTCAATATGCAAAAGATTATTATTCAAAATTTGGTTATGATATTCCAGAAAATCTTAACGAGATAGCAAAAAGTACAGAAAAAACAGATAAAACAATACAAGGATTAGTTGAACAACATAATACATTTGTAAGGGGTGTTTCAACTAATTGGACTGAATTAGAAAAAAGAAATCCGGAAATATTAAGACATTTAGAAGGAAAAGGAATTGATTGGAAAAATAATCCACAAGCAGCAGCAGAATATATGTCTACTCATGTTCCAATTCAAACAGGATATGGTAGAGCGGGATTAAATCCAAATATATTTGAAGCTGGCAAGGATGCAATATATACTTCAAATTCTATTCCAACAGCAGAGGGTTATACTTATGGTAATGGATATATTGTTAAAGTTAGAAAACCATTAAATTTTAATTCTAAAAATAGAATAGATTGGATAGAAAAAAACAAACTAGATTATTATGAAGATGATTTAAAAACAGCACCTGAGAATATAAAAAAAGAATATTTAAAAGAAATCGACCGTAGGTATATGGAAGAAATTGAACCTAAATATTTTGATGAAAAAGGTAATTGGAAAAATGGTCAAAAGTTAGTAAGAGAATTAGGTTATGATAATTGGAAAATAGAACAAGATGTTAGAAAAAAATTAGGACTTAGAAGTTTTAACTTACAAAATGACATGTTAAAAACTGAAAAAGCAACAACATTTGATAGGGATAAATATAATCAATTATTAAATGATCTAGAGTCTCCAAGTACTAAACTTGGAAATTTGGCTAAAGATATTTTAACTAAAAAAGAATTTAAAATTTTAAACAAAATAAGCTATCAAGGTAGTTATACAAATCATTATAATGAAAAAGGCATAATTGAATTTTTAAAAACTGATCCAAAATATAAACCATTATTGGATATTGTAAATGAAAAAATGAATTATGCACATTATCTTCATGTTGGAACTCCAGGGCAAAAGTTATTAGAACCTATAGAATCAATTAAAATAACACCTAAAATTTGGAAAAATAAATCAAGGGCACATACTAATGTTTATACTAAAGGATTATCTGCAGGAGTGAAATTATTACCAACAACATTAGCATCTTACGGACTTTATAAATCAAAAAAACAATGAAAAGATATTGGGATTTTATAATAATCGGTGCAATGGCAATAGTCATTGCTCTTTTGCTTTTCAAATGTAATGGTGGTTGTCCGGAAGGAATAACAACTTCTGACACTATTATAGTACCAGGCGATCCCTATCCTGTTTATGATACTATTGAAAAACCAAAACCCTATCAAGTCATAGTTCCCGGAGATACTTTCTGGCCCGATGTCGATACTGCTGTCATACTTCAAAAATGCAAACAACTCTATAAAGACTACTATACAAAGAATATCTATAGAGATACGTTAAAGGATGATACTAGTGCACTGATTACTCTTATTGATACTGTTTATCAGAATAAGTTACAAAGTCGAATCCTGGGCTTCCAGAATAGACGTCCAACATCAATCATAACTAATACAAATATAATAGGAGAGATACCGGTAAACAAATTCTACTTAGGTGTCGGAATCAATGGAGAAGTAAACCCATTCTTTAGGAATCCTACTATCACCCTTAATGGACTATTAACACTAAAGAAACATTGGTCATACGAGGCTGAGGTAAGTTTTCCTATTGATAATATAAAAAACATCAGAGTAGGTTTCAAAGCATTTTATAAACTTTCATTTAAAAAGAAGTAGTATGAAGCGTAAATATTCAATAATCAAAAATCATATAGGTAATGACCTGTATGCACTTGTTTTGAAGTCTTGGCTACTTGATGAAGAAGGCAAAGAGATAGATGTAAAATCTGTTGTAAAGTCGGGATTGACACTTGAACAATGTAATGAAGAAGAAATAAAATTTGTTGAATAATGGATGCAGAATTATTTAAAAATGAATATATAAAAAATTCAAATATTTCAGAGAAATATTTTGATGAACATTTTATTGTTCTTCCCTGCATTTGTGGAAATGAAGATTGTAATGGATTTGCCTGTGTATCTAATGATGAATTAAGTATAAAAATTCATAAAGATTTATATATGGAGGATAAATAATGGCAACATGTTATGCAATAGGTAATGGTAATGCTTCAGCAGGAGCGACTTGGAACACTGGTAATATTCCAACTGTAAATGATGATGTATATACTAATAACTATACAGTTACAGTTGATGCGAGTGTTACATGGTTATCTGCACGTAATACAGCGGCGGCTGGTATAACAGCAGGTGGAAAGTTTTTACTTACTAATGGAGTTACTCTAACTTGTACCGGAACGGGAGTTGTATGTAATTCGTCTGTGTGTATTGAAATGAATTTAGCAAGTCCTAATATAGCAAGTGTTATATCTACTTTAGTAACTAATAACATAGCAACAAATTTTAATGGTGGAATAATTCTTTCAGGTACAGGAACACTCAATATAACATCTAATTTTACATCAAATGTTGGAAGTAATAATTCAACAATAAATGTTACTGCAAATGGAATTTTAAATATAGTTGGAAATATTAGTTTTATATCAGTAGGTAATTTTATTAGAATTACAGCAGCTACCCCCGTTATTACGGTTAATGGAAATTTATTAACATATAGTAATAGTGCCTATATCCCATTAATAGGAAATATTACGGCCTCAACAACGGCAACAATAAATTATACTGGTATATTGTTTGGTCCAAATGCAGGTACAGGATACGGAATATATACAACGGGTGTATGTAATTTTAATGGAACATTGACTGGCGGAACAGCTACAAATGCTTGTCATGGGATATATGTAGGAGATGGCGCAACAGTTACCGTAAATGGTGGTGCAATAAGTTCGGCTTCTATTGGTTCACATGCAATATATAGTACCAGTGTAACATCAACAATTTTAGTATCGGGAACAATAAACAATGTCAATGGTTATACAGCTATCAATACAAGAAAATTAGCATTGGTAAATGCAAATACCACACAATGGTTATTTCAAACAGATATAGTAGGGACTAATAAAACTCTATATAGTACTGATAATGTATTATTTGGTTATCCTGCTGAATCAGATACAAGAGAATCTATAATATTTGGTCAAAGTGGAGAGTTTGAAGGTACATTAATAGTCCCATCACCTGCATCGGTGGCAAAGAACGTACCTACGGATAACACAGTAGGAACAATGGAGATGACACCGCAGGACTTTTGGACTTATGCAACAAGAACATTAACAAGTGGTGGTAGTGGAATAACAGCTGCTGATGTATGGGATTATCTTATAACTAATCCTATTGTACCTGATAGTATATTGGAACTGATCCTTACAAATCTTGATGCAAAGGTAAGTAGCATAACATGTACAACGCCAGCGCAAATATGGGATCATTTAGGTAACCTAATCTCTAAAAATGGAAGCATAGGATTGTCCTTAAAAACATTCTTATCTTCACAAGGAAAAAAACCATTTATTTTACCAGTAGATAAAAATTATAAAGGATGAGTTTTATTATATTAACCGAGAACGATAATATTACAATCACTGATGATGCTTTAGCACATCCATTGATAAGGAAAGTCTATGATCAGGATAATACTTCAAATAAGGAATTATTCTTAAAATACATATCGTATATCTATTGGGCTTATAATCCTAATGGCATTTATACTAACCTACTTCCGGAAAACAGAAAAGAAGTTGTCATTAAGATAGTAGCAAAAAACGATAACTGGAAAGATATTGAAAATGTTCCTGGCATGAAAGAAATGATTGACCTTTATGTTGAAACATCATATTCTCCCAATGAGATACTTTATGAATCATGTAAGAGGGATATCGAATATGAACGTAAGCGCCTTTCTGAAATCCCTCCTACTAAAAAATTTCTCTATGAAGGATCTCATGATATCGATGTATCAAAAGGAAAAACAAAAAAAATTGAATCTGTCTTTATAAAACAATGGATTGAAATAGACAATTCCGATGAAAAGGATAAGGCCTATAAAAGAATATTAAATCTTTTTGAATACGAAGAAAAGATGAAAAACATAGTTGAAAAAGAACGTATCGATAAGGTTACTGGTAAATATGAACGCAAGTTTGATAAAAAACAGTTAGCATGAAATTCGTAAATACCAAAAGACTTAGCCCTGTGATTTATGAAGGAGATCTCCCTCATAAGTACGACCTATTCCATAGACCTTTCAAACAGGTTCCTGAGTCAGAAAAAGAACTTACAAAGTATTGTCAAAAATATGGTGTCGTCAATGATGATGCCTGGTGGGATATTCAAAAGGATCGTTGTATCAATGGTTATACTGCAAAGGATATACTTCGTAATGGAGGAGAATGTTTTGTTGATGGCCGGGATGTAATAAGACGCGCTAATGGTGACCGTTATCTCCCTGATCTTGACTTAACGATATCCGGTGATGATCTTCATATCTCTGGCCGGCAATATTTCTATCTTAATTTCTGGAAGATCAAAAGACTTGACAAGAAGACAGGAAGAAAAAAAGTACTACCTCCTGCATTTACAGATCTGTCCTTTGAAAATTGGAGTCTCCGAGAGCGTAGGTTAAAGTTGATGAAGCATATGACCTGGTTCAAACGTCGTCAGGTAGGTTTGACAGAAGAGTCAGCTTGTGATGTAGCTTATGACTTTTTATTTTTTGATGATTCTCAGTCTGTTATTGTTGCCGGTATGGAATTCTATTCTAAGCAGACAATGAATAATGTTCGGAGAGGATTAGATAACCTTAAGAATACACAGTTCTATAAAACATTGGAACTTGATTCTGTTGATTATGTAAAGTCAAAGAACACTGATTCGGAAATATACATGAGAACAGCCAAAGATAATCCACAGGTAGTATCGTCTCTGACACCTAGCAAAGTCATCTTTGAAGAAGTAGGTAAGTGGAAGAAAGGTCTTGTCATTGAAACAAAAGAGTTTATAGAAGCCTCTATTGAAGCTGAAGGTCAGCGAACAGGTATTTTCGATTTTATAGGTACCGCTGGAGAAGAAATGAAAGACTCTGTTGAAGATATGACAAAACTGTTTTACGAATCAGAATCTTATGGTGTCTTGTCTTTCCTTAATAAATATGACTCGGAGGTAAGCAAGGAAGATCGTGTTGGCTATTTCATTCCGGCTCATAAATTCGAACTCCTTGATGATGATTATAATTCCTTGATGAGTCTCTCGGCAGAAAAGATCAATAAGGAACGTGCGATGAAGAAAGGCAAATCAAAGTTTATCTTTATTGCCATGAAGCCTTTTACTCCTTCAGAGATGTTTCAGACATCTTCTGGAGGTTATTTTGGACCGGAAATAGTAGGGTATCTCAACGAACGTTACGCATATATCAATTCTCATCTTTCAGAACAAAAAACAAGGATTGGAGTTTTGAGTTGGAAAGATCCTAATGATATGTTGGCCGGAGTTACTTTTACCGATGATCCTGATGGATGGTGTGAGATATTAGAAGAGCCGATGTGCGACAAAGAGGGTAATCCTTATGAGAACCTTTATTGCATGGGTACTGATAGCTATGATCAGGATCAGGCTGAGACTTCGACATCAAAAGGTTGTTCTGTTGTAAAAAAGAAATTCCTTGACCTTAATACTACTTATAACCTATATACCGGGTTCATACTTACACGACCTACAGTAGAAGAGGGTGGCGCTAAACTATTCTTTGAACGCTCAGCTATGGGTTCCATATATTTTAATAATGCAAAAAATAACATTGAGTATTCAAATTTACGTATCTTTGACTGGTATGAAGATCATGGACTTCAGTTCCTGTTAAAGGAAAGACCTCAGCTAGCGTTCTCTGGAATGATTAAAAACTCACAAGTATCTAATAGATTTGGTACTGACAAATCGTTAAAGCCACATGCCTTGGCGATATTAAAAGACCAACTTACTTATGAATTTATCCAGACTATGCACTTCAGACTTCAGATAAAAGCTTTTGCTCAATTCAAATATGATCCTTCTGGAAAGAAATACAACTGTGATATAACAATGGCTTCTGCTGAATGTGAGGTATGCGCTAAAGACGAACAGAACTATATTGTTAAAAAAAAGGAAGACGTAAATGAAAAAAAGCATATGCATGTTTATAAACGTATTAATGGTAAACTTCAACAAGTAATGGTATGAGTAATGTAACCTGTCCAGAATTAATAATTCCCGAAAGTAAAAAGACCGACAAATGGTGTAAGGACTTTTTATCATTTTTTAGTGAAACTGTAGCAAGTAATTCCAATACAGAAACGGATATTGAATGTTGGAAACTTTATCATAATGAGGTAGATCCTCGTGAGATGGATTACCTTACAACAGTAGGTGAGTATTCTATGCCGGCGCAACCTCGACATATACCTCTGCAAAGACATTATTGCGATATCCTTATCTCAAAGCAGTCAAAGAGGCCATGGGTGTTTTCGGTAAACACTGTTGATAAAAATTCATTGAAAGAAAAAGCCAAAGCAAAAACTGATGACTTTTTTAATATGATGATGGAGACCACAAAACAAATAGTCTATGACAAGCAATCTCAGATAGAAATGATAGATTATCAGATTCAGCAACTACAGTCATTCATCAGCAAAGAACCTACCTCAGAAGAGGAATTAGCACAGATCAATCAGGCAAAGGCCATGATGCCTGCAATGACATCAAAGTTCACCTATGCTAAAGATATGATGCTTACAAGCAAAGAGATATTTGAACAAAAAGCTGAAGCATGGGATCGCTACCATCGTTATAAGAAAAAAGACTGGATAGAAGAGATATCACAAAAAGTCACGATCAATCTCAGGAACAAACTCAATATCGCTAATAAGTCGAAACGAAATTTTATCTCCCAGGTTGTCACCGGGAAACAAGCATATAAAGTTGACATTGAAGGTCAGAAACTTATATTTGAACCTATCAATGAACTTAATGTATTCTATCCATCTATCGATAATGTTCAATTTATACAAGACTGTCCATGGGTAGTAATAAGAAGACAGATGTCTTTTGTAGATATTATAGCCCGTTGGGGTGGAGAGATAAAAGCAAATTATGGAGAGGAGAGAATAAAGCAGCTAGAACAATACGTATCGCGTTCAAAAGATAGCAATTCACAATTTGTAGCTACTCCGAACGGTGGAATGTTGGTATCTGATATCTATTCCGGGACCGTAGATAATTCCATAAATACTACTGTAGAAGAGATCTATTGGAAAGTACCACGACTAGTTAAGATTAAGAAGACTCCAAATAAAAAAGAACCAGGAGAATACTTTAGACACTTTATTAGTAATGAAAAAAAGGTTATTGATAGTTCTGAATATACCTATGCCGGCAAAGAATATATCAGTAAAAAAGACCCCAACATAAAACTTTCCAGAGAAAATACAGAGATATATGACTCTTCAAAAGGAGAAAAATATGATGAAAAATATGATTGCGACATCTACATGGGTTATGTTATTGATGGAGACATCTTTGTAGAATATGGTGTAAAAAAACAGTTCTATAATGATATTGATAATATTGCTGATAAAAAATTACCTGTAGTAGGTAGATGTTATAATAATATCACCGAAAGACCATATTCTATTATCTGGAATACCCGAGATATCCAAAAGCTTTATAATATCGTTCATTATCATCGAGAACTTATGCTTGCTCTTTCTGGAACAAAAGGACAGGTTATGGACTATTCTCAAAAGCCGTCACACTTGACAGATGATGAATGGGAATATAAAAAGAAACTAGGGAATATTATTATAGAAACTGTTGATAAAACTGGTCGTGTAAAAAACATTTCCTATAATCAATGGCAATCTTTTGACAACACCTTGTCGCCGGCAATACAATATCTTGATAATGTTTTGGTCAGCCTTGAAAATACTATGGGGAGCATAACCGGTATTACCCGGCAGGCCCTCGGTGAGGTAGTACCTTCAGATCAGGTTGCTACTTTCAGACAGTCTATAGCTCAATCACAACTTATCACTGAGATTATCTTCAGTGATCATGATGAGGTAGAGAAGATGGCTCTGACACAACTATTAAATCTTGCTTTAAAATATCGTAATGATGATGATCTGATACTTGAAATAGAAGACCTTGACCTTTCAAAAGAAATCATCACTATCCCTAAAAACCTCTTTAAAGATCGTCAATTTGAAGTTGTTATAATGGACAACACAAAAGATGGACAGAAGATGGAAGATCTTAGAGAATTTGCTAAAGCCGAAATGTCTAGAGGGATATTATCATTCAGTCAATTATTCTCTATCTTTAATACAGAATCCACAAAAGAATTAGAGAAGAAGATAGAATATTTTACCGAGAAGCAGGAAAAACTAGCAAAACTTAATGCAGGTTCTGAAATAGATGCTGAAAAACAGATAATTCAGTTTACTAAGGAATTTGATATGCAGATTGCCGCCTTGCCATTAAAATACAAAGAAGCGGAACTTCAACTACAAAAAGCAGCTATTGACCTTGATGAACAACGTCTGGCCCTGGAAACAAAATATAATGAACAGAAACTTAATAACGAATACGAAATTAAAAACAAGGATCTTGAATATCGTAGGGAATCGGAATTGTCGTTATTAAATGTTAACGATAAACATTCTACAACTAATGAACAGATACAGGCCTTACAGTTAAAGATCGATGCATTATTCAGAGAGGCAGAATTAGGACAGTCAAAAGAAGACTCTGATAAGAAATTTGTTTCTGATATAAAAAAGATAGAGGCGACAAAGAAAAAACAGAACATGGAACATGTTAAAAACTAATTTTATAAACTCACATATTCACCAATTTATATATTAATTTAGTAACCAAAAAAAATCAAATTCTATGGATTTAGAAACAGACAACCAAGATGTCAATGATGGCGCTGAAAATATTCAGATAGAACCATTCGACAAAGATGCTTTTATGGGTATCAAAGTAGATCCTATAAAGCAAGACGCTCCTGTTGATACAACTAAGGTCACTGATCCTAAAGTTATCGACAAGAACAACCCTCCACAAGCTCCCCCTCCAGCTACCGAATTAGATTATGCTTTTAAACATCTAAAAGAAGAACTAGGAGAAGGGTATCAGGTCCCAGAAATTATTATTAAAGGTATCAATGAAAAAGGAGAAAAACTTTCTGAAAAAGAAAAGTATGAAATCCTGGTCGGTGAGATACAGAAGCATACCGATAATGGTATTGGCGATGATGAATTTATTAAAGAATATGTCACAGCTAAAAATGATCCTACCTTTGATTTTGGTAAGTTCATTGAACATCATAATCGGGAAGCAAACATCTTAGGACTCCCTGCAGATGATTTTCTTATATTAGCTTATACAAAACATTCAGAAGACAACAAGCTCAACTGGTCACAGGATGATATCAAAGCTCATATTGAAAGTTTGACACCTATACAGAAGTCAACAGAAGAATCCAGATTGAAGAATCAGGTTAAAGAAAATATCAAATTACAAAAAGAACAAAGTTACAATCAGCGTCTTATGCAGTTTAAAGAGGCTTTTGAACAAGAGGAAACTGCAAATCAAAAAATTGTTACTGACTTTATTGAGAAAAACAAAGAGTCTAAAGCCTTCTTTGGTATTCCTTTTAGCGAAGCTGAAAAAAAGGAATTCTTTGAAGATCTGCCGAAACTTTCGGCCAGGGATTTAAAAACGATGAAGAACACATGGGATCAACTATTGCAAAGCGACGAAGATTTCATTCGGCTTACACCGTTATTATGGAAATACCTGAAAAATGATTTAGACTCTTCCGGATCAAAGATAAAGGAGGAACTAAAGAAAGATTTAGAAAATAGATTAAGTCCATCTCCGAACATTAAAACATCACGTTCTGCAAAGAATCCTGATGAGTTTGATAGAGCTACGTTCATGTATGGCAAAAACAAAAAGTAATCATTAATAAAAATTTCAATTAAAATGAGAATTAAACCAGGACAACCCGATACAGTAGCACTGGAAAGTATTACCGGGCGTATGTTAATCGACATGGGAGTGAATGATCCCGATTATGTTCCGACGATGTTTAGTCTTTTCAAAGATGATGAATCTGAGATCATGTCATTGCTTGATGGCAAAGGACTGAAGACAAGTGGAGTAAACCATTCAACAAATAACAAACAGTATCGTACTGTAGGCTCTAATCACGTTATGTTTGCTATTGGCGCTTCTGATCAAAGGAAACAGTATTTTAGAACTAACAATTCTGGTCTTACCTTCCGCGACGATGCCAACGGTTCAAGTATGCCGGGATTACATGGCCTTGCTTTTTACATCTATCTTAATTCAAACTGGAGCGGTTACAAAGAAGTTATCGAATTGGCTGACAACCAGACACAGCTTTATGTGTTACAGGATCCAAAAGAAAAGAATGGTGTCTATGAATATAAGGTAAAACTTTTAGGCAATGACTACAATGCTTATGTTGATCCTCGACTGCTGGCAGAAAACTATGAATGTACACCGGTGACGAACTTACACGAACATGACTTCTCAGAACGTGGTGTTGAAAAATATACTTCCGGTGGATGGGGCCATTCGTTCTTATCGTTACTCCGTTTTAAATATTCATGGTCAGGTACCGCCAAAGCAATGAAAGTATCTGGTAAATGGGTTGAAAATAACGGACAACGTGCATTCCTTGAAGTGGCCGAAGAAAAAATGATGAGAAGGGCTGCTAAACAGTTAGAATATCAGCTGGTATTCGGAAAATGTACTGTCACTGAAGATTTCAACAAAGTTTTTCTTACCGATGATGAAGGACGCGATATCATGTCAGGTTCCGGAGTTATGAACTCAGGAGATGGTGCTATCGACATACCTCAAAATCATGGATGGACAAAAGGATTTCTGGAAGCTTTCCTTGCCAATACAGACTCTTTCATTACCAAAGGCGAAGATGGTCACCGGGAAATTGCTATGAAGATGGCTCCTAAGTCTTATCTTTCTTTCCAACAGTTGATGTCTGATATGCGTATCGATCAGAATGGCAATATCGTAGGCACTGGCGCTGATAAAGGTATCGTTGACACTTATGGTTTCTATGAACTTGCCGGTCTTCGTATCATACCTTATCGTTCCTCATGGTTCTCACAGTCTAGCCGCCCGGGTATAAAACTTTCTGATGGTACCTATAGCAATGAATGGGATGCTATTGGAATTCCTTTGGGATTAACTACCGGTGGTGCTCGTGGTATTGAACTTATCCAGCTTCGCCCGATGGCAAAAGGAACAGTGGCCGGTATTGATGTTGGTGGTAGTATTGCCTCTTCTGTCGATGGTTCACAAACACATGTACTTTTCCAGATTGGTGTTATCAGCCAAATTCAGCCGCTGAGAATTTTCAGACCTTACTATTTATAATTAATTAATAATCTTCACAATGAATCAGAAACCAGATAAAATAGTCATCTTAAGATGGCAAAAGAAGGTGCTAAAAAAGAATCCGCTTATGTGGATGGCGCCAAGGTATAACAATACCTTCAGAACAGGTCAAGAGATTGAACCTAATAATCCTGACACTGAGAACAACCTTACCCCTGATCAGATGAGAGGTGTCGCTAAATTGACAGCAGAACAGATGAAGAAGTTCCCTCTCGTCGTTAATCCCGACAATTATTATTTCTTTCCCGATGGAAGAAAATTCGACCTCAACAAAAAAGAAGATAAGATCTTATTGGATTTCTTATTGTTATCATTCAGTAGGATTGCCAGAACATATGATACCTTTGACCGGGTGTTACATGATGGATATATCGAAGATCATGAGGCAGAATCAAAATCTGTCGTTGATAAGACAGAAATTCTTTATGATGCCTTGACACTTATAAAGACAAGACAGCACGACGAAGTTCTGGAAGCTGCCCTTTACACAAACCACATTTACCAGGAATCGGAGATCGATATCATGAAGATGTCAAAGAATCAGGTATATAGTGAGTTGTATAAGATAGCAAAAGATAACCCACAAGTTATCCTCGATGCTTTTTCTGAAAAGGCTGCAAAAGATATTTTCATATTGAAACTGGAGATGCATGGTATCATCAAACGTAGAGATGGTTCTTTCTATGAAGGAGCTCGCTTTATCGGAGGTTCAGTACAGGAAGTATCAGAATATTATCAGAGAAATGATAAAGTTTCGGATATGGAGCGCGTGAAGAAGATCCTGTTGCAGAAAGAAAACAAAACTTTTGGTGATGATGAGATGATGGAATATGACGATATCATCACTAAGATAGAATCTGCATTGTTCAAGAAAGATATCATCAAGGCACACGACCTTATCACTAAAGGGATGAAGTTCTTCCCAGGTGACAAGACTATCGTTGACCTTAAGGCAACACTGGATGAACTAAAGAACGGTGTCGTCGATGAGAAAAAGAATGAACTGAAACAGGAGCTTAACGATATGACTATTGACGAACTCAAAGTCAAATGCAGCACCATGAAAAACAAAGGAGTTAAAAAGGTTGACTACGAAGATAAAAATCGTGAAGAGATCATTGAGTTAATACTTTCAAAATTCTAAGTCATGTTAGACACCCCGAAAGAAATGTATATGTCTTTTCTGGATGGAATCCGGAAATCATCAACAGGCACCGTTATTCCTTCCGTATGGAACAGGATAGTTAATGAGTGGGCCCAAAATGAATGGTTGAAAGATAATATCTCCAGAAAAGAAGGTTCTGAAAAAACTGAAAAGCAACAGGAAGATCTGCATATGCTAAGAGTTATTACCAATGGTATTGACTCCTATGGCGGTGTAGTATTGATACCAATATTACCTATTGCCGGTAATGCCTATAGGTTTCGTCTTCCCTTTCAAGAGCCTAATGTTTCTGCCTACGTCGTTCCTATTTTTGGTGTTAACTATCCTAAGATGTACAGGATGTTAAACATTGAATTCAAAATCAATTATATAGGTAATGATTGTAATTCGGGTGTGTCAGAATGGCTTTCTTGTAATATCATGCGTTCAGATCAACGAACTGCCAATAAATACAATCCATGGCGTAAGCCGAAGGACTCTAGGCTGTATTACGACATAAAACATAACTATGCCGATTTAATTACAGGGACCTCCTCGACAGGACATTCTATGCAGGTAGAATATTATCGTTATCCTTTAGAGATTAACTATGATCCTAACAATCCGGCCAATGATGTGTATTGTGAGTTTGGCGAAACACAGAGAAAAGAGATAATAGATTTATGTGTTCGACAGTATCTAGAAAGAGCCACTGATCCTCGTTATCAGTCGTTCTTGCAGGAAGAGGCTATAAGAACCATTACAAAGCAATAATTAATAAATTAATAAAATAAACAATGAGCAAATTTCTTGGTTATCCCAAAAGAACGATTTTACTGAATTCAGTAAGTCATGATGATATCGGTGTTTATGGAGACACAACAACCAAACTCCGCACCCTGGTATTCAAAAAAGAAGGAGTACAAATGCCGGGCGCTGCTTTCGCGACAAACGACATTGCTAATCCTGTTATCGGAACCTCTATGGATTCGATGTTATCAATCTCAAAAAACTGTACCGATCCTGGCGCTCAGTCCGGATATCTAGTGGAGTTAAATCCTGAATGTCCTTGTGAAGAATGTGACTATGATTATGGTATCACGCTGGTAAAGAAAGTTGAAAAACCCGGTGTTGGTAATTCTGATCGTTACAAAAAAGAATTTTATTATGGTAGTTCTTTGTCAAAAATAGATTGCACTGGCGGTCTTATCGATGATGCTGAACTGCTGACCATGGAAAAATCTATCATCACAGACATCTACATGCACCAACCAAAAGATGGCGCTGACAATACCAATATCTTAGCACACGCTAAAAGAGTGTATTATGTCACCGACTCTGATCCTGCCGATGCCTCTAGTATTGATGTTACCCTTGCTACCGGTGTTACGACTACCGTTACTTCTGGTGGTGGTTTTGGTATTGATGAACTGATCATCGCCTTCAATGCAACAGCTGCTATCAACACCGTTCTCTTTGCTTACAAAGTAGGAGCAAACCAGATGGGTATCTCTTCTGTAAATGATGGCTATCTGTTTACCGTTGTTGCTAATACTGATACTGTTGTTGACAAACGTTATATCTATCTCTTTTCAAAAAGTGTCGATGTACAGTTTGACGTTAAAATTGACAACAAATTTGGTACTGTTATCAAAGCCAATTTCTTAGTATTCAGCACATGGACAAAACTGAACCAAAATTTACAGTTAGTTGCTGATGGTACTTCAGCCAATGTCAGCGAAAATGGTGCTACTGCTAATGCTTTTCTTACAGCTCTTAATGCAGGTCTTGCAACTGTTGCCGGTGCCGGTCATGCCTATGCTGTTGCAAAGACACCTTCTGGGGTCAATGCTTATACTACTGGTGATGTCTATGTATATTTTGATACTACCGTTTCCAGCTATCGTATGAACCTACTTTCAACAAGCACTATTGTAAAGTCACAGGAAGTTGTTGGAGATGGCCGTTATTCAAGACTGACTGCTGATGAGATCTTCAAAATGTTTGCTAACACTCCTCACATGGGATGGCTTTCAAATATGGTAAGAGGAAATCAGCCTGCTGCCGGTATTGAATTCTGCAGTTATCTTTTGACTTCACAGAAACATGTTTCATCTGGTCCGCACCTGGCAAATGAAATGACTATCAAAGAACAGGAAATTATGATCATCATACCTAAAAGTCTCATTGCTACCAACCTTTATCAGGATGTCAATGATGATCGTGATCTTTATGATTTCAGTCTTTCCGGAACACCTTTGGATATGACCTTTGAAAAATTGCTTGAAGTCTGGGCTAGCTGTACAATAGCTAACTGGTAATAACTTAGGATAGGGAGAGGAGACTTCGGTCTCCTTTCCTCATTCCTATAATAACAGATATCAATGGCATCATTACCACAAATAATATATAATATAAAGGAAAAGCTTTCCGCATTTAAGCTAAATGATGATTTTAAGCTTGATGATGAATACATTAAGGGAAAAGTCAATGAATGGCGCTCGACGTTGATAACAGAACTCTATGACAATAGAAAAGCTATTGATGGCAAATACTATCAAAGAATATGTTGTGTAGAGGTCGATTGTTATAAACTTGGCTGTAGCATTGGTGGTACATTTTATTATTCTGGAGAACTTATCTGGAGGGCAGATCTCCCTGAGAGGATAACAGAGATTGGCGACCTTGACATTTTATATTTCGGAAAGGATGATTTTAAAAGATCCTTTGGCCGTAAATCTTTTGATGGATGGGTGAACAATAAAGGTAACCTTAGAACAGGATTATTGCCGATTTATACTATTGTTGGTAATGAGGCTTATTTTAAAAACCTTCCTACTCATGGTGTAAAGTTTCTTTGCCTGATAGTGTTATTAAAAGATCCTACCTCTGCTTGTAACTGGCTTACTGATGAAACAGAATATCCGGTTCCTAGCGCCACTAAACTTGAAATGCTTATCGTAAAGGATATCGTCTCTCTATGGGGTATTGCTCAGGATAAAATGAATGATGCTGATGATGCTACAGAACAGTCGATACCTTCTAATCAGATCCAACAAAAACAGGAGGAATAACAATGGCTTGTAAAAAAACAAAAGGAAAAGGAAAAATTTCCGGAAAGAAAAAATGACTTGTATTCAACAGATAACAGTCACTCAAAGTATTGAGGTAATAGGAGACAAGGGCACAAAGCTATTCTTTACTCCTTATAATCAGTATTGCTATGAACGTAGAGAACAAAAAGATATTGATGATGAGTGTAATTGCCCTTGCTTCTATTATAATAAGATAGTATGGCATTATGTCGTGCTTATCGAAGAAGAAGAATTTTGGATTCCGGAGTTTGCCGCGGTGCCGGAATATAAGACCAGAAAAGAAATTGAAAAAGACTTTCGTAAACTCAGGGAAAAATATGAACTAGGACCAGAACAACCTGATGACTGGAAAGCCGAATTTAAAAAGATAACAGGAATAGACATAGAGGCACAGGAATGTGTCGCGCTAAATGGCATGAGTTTATGGCTGAAAGTAAAAGGTTCGTAACATGGGATGTAGAACAAACAGATCAAAGACATAATGGATATAACTTTTTAAGGGTATATCGACATCGTAGATATGGTGGACAGGTGTTCATAAGAGACATCACCCAGTATAATTTTACGAATCTGAATAACAAAAACATAGAGAAATTATTTCGCTATCCGTTTGCACAACAGTTTAAAAAAAGTCTAGAACATTTAAAACCGGAAGACCGACAGTTTAATTCAAGAGAAGACATTGCAAAACAGGTAGCGAAAACTATTTTTGATGAATGGCTTAAAATGATAACAGAGAGTATTATAGATGGGAAAACATATTCATGTTCCTACTTTGACATCAAGGTAGGATATCGTCTTTTGACAAACAAGATATGCAAGTTTTCAAGAGATGGCAGAACCTATTTTCCTATTATCAACATAAAAAAGGGAGTACTGAAGATACATAAAGGTTGTGCTATGGCTTTTACTAGTCATTACTATAAGATATTAAAAGCTGGATTACTTAATGGCAAGACCTACAGTATGCCCCTTTCCGAAATCAAAAGAAAAGAATTTTATTTAAAAAGGAAAGAATATGGCAGACTTCGTAAACAACAATAAATTTATCTCTCACCACGTCATACACGCGGACCTGGCAAGAAAGTTCAAAACAAAAACCTTTCATATCGATGATATTGAGGAATGGTGTTTTATTGCTGAGAGTCGTTATATCATAGATATTCGTGCTATGGTACAGATATTAGGTATTTCTCTTTCAGTAGAGTTTTTAGGTTCAAAACCTATCGCCTATCTTCCCTGTAACGTGATAAGAATATTGGATGTCTATCTTCCAAATGAAAAGAGAATACCCTATGTTCATAATGGTGCCTTTCTTTATCTTAGTGAGGACTTCACAGGAGACACTGTAATGCTTAATTATATCGGTAGCCCTATAGATGTCGATGGAGGTTCTCTTATCATTAAAGGTCATGAAAATGCTTGTGAACAGTATTGCAAATTACAGGCCTTTGAAGAAGATTGGATTAATGGAAAGATAAATCAAAATGCCTATGTGGACTGGCAGAGAACTTTCTCCGGAATGATGCAGAATATCTCTCAGGATGTAAAAAATCTTGACATGGATAAATTGAACAAACTTGATATCATTCGTGGAAATATGATCCCGCGCATAGGCCGGTTAGTATTATCACAAAATCAATTTTCTAGTAATTCAAATAGATATTAATCATGGGATTTATAATCAATAACTTCACTGGTGGATGTATATCGGATATCGATAAGATAAATGTTCAGAATAACGTCTGGACATTTCCTACTATGAACATACAGGTTTTTAATAAAAAAGGACAAGGACTCATCATCACCACTCATGCCGGCAACACTAAAATGAATTCCGGAGGAGGTATCATTGGCGATCAGGGAGAAGAATTTCAAACATCAGATGGCTTTATAATATTAGGAGCTTGTCAACATGATGGTATTGCATATATTTTTTCCTATAACGATATTACAGGAGAAGGAGAGATTGGTAGTTTCCCTAGTCCAGATCCTAACACTCATATTATAGACAGAACATATCGGCCGTTGTATAATTATGACGATACACTATCTCCAGGGCAAAACCCGGGAGAATTTACATCAATACTATTCAACTTTGATTCGTATCATCAAATTGACTGTTTTGCCCGGGCAGAATATGATAAATCTGTCAACATATATTTCTGTGACTACAAAAATAATAATCGTGTCATAAACTCAGGTTTTGACAAAACTGGTGCGGTGGTAAACCATTTGTATTGTAGTAAAGATTTTGGTTCACTGATAAATCATATTCCCCTGGCAAACGGTCAAGTTACCTGTACACTTTTAGATATACAGCCAATAGGTATTTTGAAATACGGAAACTATTTTGTCTATGTAAGGTTTTGTACTAAAGACTTTAATGCTACACACTGGCTGGCTGAATTCGGGCCTTTTGCTATTTTTGATGGTGGCGGTCCTACCGATACGATAGGTAACACCATGGGTGGTGATTATAACAAAGAGTCGAATAAGAAGATCTCTATCAGGCTTAATAATGTTGACACTACTTACTATTATGTAGAGCTAGCTATTGTAAGGTATTATTCTGATCAGACAGGAGTGATACTCTCTGAGTGTAAAAAGATAAATAATTATTATCCTATTGCCGGCAATACTTTGTCTTTGGATATCATAGGTAATGAGAGTTCTTTCCCTTTTACACTTGAATTATTGTTACAAGAGCCTTCCCTATCCCGAATATCAAAAACCCATGATCATCTTGATAAAAGATATTTTGGTTCCAACTGGAAAGACTTAGAAGTTCATTCCGATGAATTGGCAGCCTTTGCTCAACTTATTAGATTGAGTTATGATGATAATGGGCCGTACGAAACACCTGCAGTAAGTTATATGGCATTACAGAGTGTCAATGATAATACGCGCGACTTAGATCCGATATACAATGGCTATAAGGATAGTAAACTAATTTATCATAATGTTGGATATTTTAGAACTGAAACTTATTGTGTTGGTATCATAGCAAAACTTAAAAATGGCATGCTGTCTGAGGTATATCCTACCAAGGGTATCGATGCGTTGGGGTTAGATAAACTTCTTATTGCTAATGAATATAATACTCCGGGTTCTTTATTAGTGAATACAAAAGGAATTATTAGGTTTCCCAGTAATTCTATTTCTCCTATGCTTAAAGATTTCTCACGCGGACAGATATTGGCGTTAGAGGTAGATTTCAACTATGCAATGGGAAGTATTATTCCTAATGGATGGATTTCTGAAAATGTAGAAGGTTTTTATATTGTTCGTACAGAAAGAAATAAGAATCTTCAATATCAAGGAATTATGTCGGCATGTTCGATGGCTTATACTGTTACACCGGGATTATCTGATTATACCTATTGGTATTCATTGTTTGATAAATATGGAAGTTTATATTATTGGCATATACTTCAAGCCTATGGTTCGACTTATCAGGATAAATGGATAGGTTCTGCATGGGGGAAAAATATAAAATTTGGACAACCTGCCTATTGGAATACCGGAAATGGAATATATACTGAGGGAGTTGGTCATTGTTTTAATTTAGAGAGTGGAGGATGCACAGCAACATTAAATAAACAAAAAAATCATTATTATAAAGAAGCTCTTTTCCCTTTTTGGAGAGGTTATGCTCCTATGCACCATATTTGGACAGATCAAACGGGAGATAGTATTTCAGGTGGTGATGAAAGAGTACAGAACATTAACTATCAGACACGATGGATAATGTTTCCTAATGCCTATGCTTTCTATTCTTTTGATTTTCTTTTCGAACAGATGAACAATATTGAAGATTGCAGGTTTCTTTATGACATAGCCAATACCTCTCCGATGTATTGGGATGCAGACGATCATGACCATGATAACGATTCAATTACATATAAAGGTTCATATCGTAAGGTAATTTTTGATGATAGGAATGGTATCATGCCTCAGTTATATTTTGAAGATATCAAAACCTATAATTATTATCAGGATCAACTTAAAAACAAATCTCTAGACTGGATAAAATCAAAAATAGGGGAACCCGGAAATATTACTTATTCAAAATTTATTGATTCATCAGCAAAGTTCTTAAATGAAACAACAGACTGTTATTCTAATAAACAAGAAACATTGTATTGGGCTCATAGACATGAGGGTGATGATAAATATTGGACAGTACGTTCAGCTTTAAGTCCTAAATATATTGGATTAGTTACTGATGATTCAGAAATTAATGGAGAAGATCAATGGACTTATAAACCTCTGAAAAATTACAATCTTGATATCGTTGGATTATACAAAAAAGATCCTCATGCTATCACTGATATCACAGTTATGTATAATATCCGGGATGAAAAATACTATAAGATTACCGACTTTATAGATATTACCACATTAACCGGAGCCAGGCTAAAACAGAATGTCTTTCGTGGAGATTGTTTTCTAGGAAGAAATTATTTCAAGCAGCGCTATTGGACTGGTAGTAACTTTGGTAGTGATGAGACAGCGGTTGGATATGACACAGTAGGTGTCAATGAAGAAGAAATTGATCATATAAGAAGAGGTTATTATACTATGCGATTTACTCATGGGTTAATTATTGGTATTGTTACCGAAAATGAAAACAATATTGCCCTTCGTCATAAAGGAGAGACAACAAGATTCTGGCCCCAGGCTGACAAACTTTATGATTTTGCTATCACTCCCTATAATACTAATGGCATAGAGTCTCTACTACTTAATAAAGGATATAACAAAACATTGGGAGCAATGTTTTTTCGTCATTATAATTCGGACAAACCTTTTGACATTCAAGAAAGAAAAGTTAGGACATTTCATTCTGACAAACATGTTGATGGTTCTTTCATGGATATGTATCGTTCTATACTTCCTACTTACTATAAGGACTATGATATTAAGTATGGACAGATCGTTCGTACTATTGCCTTTATGGATAATCTTATCTCTGTTCAAGAAAATGCTATCATACAACATTCTGTTAATGAACAACAGGTCAAGGCTCCTACCACTGCAGGAGAGTTAGTAATGGGTATAGGCTCTATCCTAGCAGAACAAAGATTGCTACTTGCTGAATATGGCTCTCAGCATGAATGGAGTGTCGTGGCTGGCACCTTGGGTGTATATGGATGGGATTGGAAGAAAAACATCATCTGGTGTGTCAAAGAAGGTAAGACAGCAATGGGTAACTCGGTGTTAAGCTCTGCAAACCTCTCAACAACCAAAAATATAGAAAAAGAGATTTTTGACATTAAAGAAAATATCAACAGTTTATTTACAGACCATACGGAAATCCTTGAAGATAATCCAATAAATGGCAATGGCATCTCTGCTGGTTATGACTTTAAAAACAAGGTCGTATATTTTACTATTCAAAAGACAGATACCAAAGAAGGACTACCCACTACAATCTATAAAAATACTATAGTCTTCAATGAACTGTTGGATTTCTTTACAGGAAACAATAAGTATGACTCTCCTCTTTATTTTGGTATCAATAGCGATTTCTTTATGGTGCACCGACCGGCGTTGTCTGCTACGAAATATATCCATATGGCAGATCAGCCAATAACAGATTATTCTGTCAATATGTTTTATAATGTTCTGGAAGAATCTATTCTATCAGTGTTTGTAAAAGGACAAGAAAGTGATCCGGTTATCAGTAAGATTTGGGCTTCTTATGATATACACAGCAATGAACAGGCTTTTGACAAGGTTATCTATGAGACAGAATTTCAGCAAAGCATACAAAGTCCTTTTGATTCTCTTGGCGTACAGTTTTGGCGAGATCCAACCTATGCTGAACATAAATGGCATTGTCCTATCAATGTAAAAACTGATGCAGAAGTTTATTCTGAATATGAGACAGACTCCGAATTAAGAGGAACATATTTGAAAGTCAGTCTTTATTATAAGAAGACGATACCGCAATACATAAAGAATTTTATCACATATTTCATTCCATCAAAATATTAATATCATGAGTTTAGTAAATAGAAATCCGGTATCACGTTGGACAAACATTTTTGCAAGAGCACTTGGTTCAACAATAGGTATTGTCGATAGAGTATTATTAGGAGGAAATTTAGTCGGAGGTATATCAGGAGGCTATACAATGGGTGCTCGTGTAGCTTCTGAGTTAGCAGGAGACGATACAGAAGTGAAGAAAATATCTATGCTTTCTGATACTACTCCACAGGATATGTATTCCACAGGAAAACTTGAAGATCGTACTAAAGAACTTGGAACAAAAGAATTTAAGTTGAGTAACGAACAGAGTTGGTATAAGTATCTTGATATGGCAGTAGGAACATTAGGTTCTGCTATAGAAGGAGGTATTAGTAAAGGTGGAGGTGGCGGAAAAGGTTCAACACCATCAAAAGGTATTGATACGAATATAGGATTATCTACTGATAAGGCAACTCCTGATATAGCAGGTATGGATTATTCACAAATGGATTATAGTGGTTTCCCTGAGAGTTTTGATTTAAAGACTGGTAATGCTATAGAGAAGTTGAATGTTCCTGAGAGTATAGACATTAAAACTGGTGAACCTGTTTATGAAGGAAAAGATCCTGCTGAGAATTATCTTGGTATTTCTGATGAAGTTGTAAGAACTAATAATCCTGTGATAAAACAAAGAAAGAACTATGGAAACTTTACGAAGGGTGCTGAGAAGTCAATAAGCAAATTCAGTAAATACATACAAGATCAAAAAGGAAGTTATGGTGGAGGCATTTTAGGCGGAGTATTGAACAGTTTAGAAAAAACAGGCATATTGACCAGCACAGACGATGAAGAGTATTACGCGCAGTCTAAGACACGTTTAAACAATGCTCTCAAATTATTTGATAAACAAAGATTCACAGATATCAATCCTGAGTTGAAAGAGACTATTAATCCTTCTGATCCTTCTAACATAGCACCTACGACAAGGTTGTTTGATAAAAATGATGATTGGATAAAAAGCACAGCAAAGAGTTTAGAAAATATAATTAATTTCGGTACATACTAAAAACATAAAGCAATGGCACTATTCAGAAATTTACAAAACAAACTAGGTCCGGAAGATCCTCCAAAGGAACCTTTATATGGTGGATTTCCAATATCACAATTTATCCCAGTAAAATCAGGGTATAAAGACCAGTATATGTATAAGAATCCGCGATATATTGGAAAAGGTAACAGGACTGTCGATAATTTAAATGATCCAAGTTTGGATGAATATATTACACCAGACTCACAGGAATTTGCAGCCCTTGACAGATTGCATTCTGAATGGAATAGGTATCAAAAAATAAATGCAAAACCAAATACAAGTTCTGTAGCAACACCTGCTGATAATGGGGGGCAAAAACTTTTGAACTATTTTACCAATGCAGCAATGGGAGGTAATGCGGGAACTTTGACAAGTGCTGTAACGTCTACAAACAACCTTGCCCCCGTAGTTGGTAGTAAACCATTAGTAACCGGTAGTGCCCCTGTTACAACAACTTCTGTTGCTTCTGGTGGCACTAAGACAAAGAAAAAACCATTGGCACAGACAAAGAATAATGCTATTGCCGAGGATTTTAATTCTGAGATGTTGAGGAATCCTAATGCTACACAATATGGATGGAATGAGAATGGTATAACAGAAAATACACCCATTCCTATTGAAGAAGAAAAGCAAGTTCCTTTAGCACCATATATAAATCTTAATGAAAATGGAGAAGTGGTAAATGTCCCACAAGAAACAAAATTAGAAAGTGGTGTTATTATTCCCAAGGGTAATTATTCAAAAGAAGGAATAAGGGACATTGTTGCAAATCAAGCAGAAAATGGAATAGGCGATGTTGCTGCTCAGATAACGGAGCCAGAAGTTATAAATACTAAGTCAGATTTAGAACTTGCTATTGACGATCTTTTAAAGTCTTCAAATCAAATGAATAAGGACAAGAAGATTGCTCTTGCCGGGAAATATGGTAAAGATAGTCTTATGACAATGCTGGAATTCATCCGTAATGAAAAGCAAAAACTTCCAGAAGATGTTCCTACTCCTGTCATGAGAACTCCCGATCTTATCGACACTACCAATGCAGACCAGGTTATGTTACGAAAAAAAGAAGCCGAAGGTATCTCGGCCATAAGAGAGATGTCTAATGTCACAGGAAATAGAGAGATGGTAGGCGCCGCGTCAGCATCATTGAATAGTGATGTCATGAACAACGTCATTACCCTTGCTAAGCAGAAACAGGCAAACATGAACACTCAAAGAACAATAGAAACTGATATTTTGAATAAAAATAACCTTGCTGCATCCGAAACAAAAAAACTCAATCTGGAGAGAATAGGTATTGCCAATGACAAAACAGGAGCCACTCGTTCACAACTTTTAAGTCAGTTTGGAAAGATGGACACTGACTATATGGTAAACAAGTTCAAATTAAGAGGACAGGAACAAAATCAAAAGGTATTCAAACTTTTACTTGACCAATATCGCGCGCATGCAGGAGAGAAAGCCTATCTCGATCTTATAGCTCAATGGGTTTTAGATGGAAAAATATCTGAAAGGACAACCGTAGTACCAAATTCTGCAGCAGCGCAGGAAAAACAAGATGGAGGAGGAAATTAATATGGGATTATTTAGTGGTACAAAGGGTGGTATGCCCGAAATTTCAACCTATATCTATTCTCCGGTGGAGATGCCGGAAGATAACTCTTTAGGTATATTGGCTACTATGTTATATAATAGTGGCAAAGAAGAAGCGAAAACAAAATCAAAGTCTTCAAAAGATGATGATGGTATAAAAAAGATCCCGGCCCTTCAAGCGTCGGGTGATCGTTTTGTCGCAGAACGTAATGCCTTACAACAAGAGAAAAATGCTCTTATCAGTAAGACAAAGGCTATATTCGAAAAGTATGGCTCCAATCCGAAAGCATTCCTCAATTCTAAAGAAGGTATAGAATTTCAGAGACAGGCTACCTATCTTACTTTGAAAGAACGTGCTTATGATAATAACGTTCCCAGGTTGACACAGGAGTTACAACAGTGGAAAGCTACTGAAAAGAAAATGGAAGATTCTGATGAGGGTGACCGCGTAGCACTGGACAACAAATTCAATCCTATGGGTACTAAATATAATAAAGGAGAAGCTCAGATAGGTATCGATGGCTATATCCCAACCAACAAAGAATATCTCAGCTATCTCGACACTCGGCCCGGGAACTATAATGAAGATGGTTATGTCGTCAGGGCTATGCCTACTATCACAAAAGATGATGGAGAATGGGAGAAGTTTCTTAGCGAACAAGGTAAGATAGCTCAGAACTCAATGAATGAAGGTGCCGGGCGTAATGTCTCCATGAATGGAACAGGAGCCGGAGTATTACTAGACGATAAAGGTAATCCTACTGATGATTACAAATCGGCAAGTATTGGTTCGACATATAACTACTTAAGAACTTCAAAGGTAGGTGGCAATAATCAGGCTGTCAATACCATTTTAAAAGAATATCAGGACAAGATGCCTGACAAAGCCCGTAGAGACCTTATGAAACAATTTTGGGGTGATGTCAAATCAGGAAGACTTAATGAAGACCTTATGATGGATAAGAGTGGAAGAGTGGTAGATAGAGGTGGAGATTATGTCTATACTGAAGACGAACGACAGGCTTTAAAAGATATGCGTGCTGGCTCTCCTTATGTCGATATGGGAGTTATTGAAGGAATAAAAAATCGTTATACTCATCTTAGGGTATTTAAAGACCTTGACCTTTACAGAAAGTCAACCTATGATCCTTATTTTCTTAATGCAGGTTCTCCGGGAGATTATAAAGAAAAATATCCAGAACAGTCTTGGCAAGAGACAGCAGCTGATCCCGCATTTATTCAAACAGCTGGTCAAAAAATTGAAAAGGCTATGGTAATACAAAAAAGTGGGAAATATGTTACTCAACCAACAGATGTATGGTTAAATTATATTCCATTATTATTACAAGAAGGATTCAAAAATAAATATTTCAGAGATAATAAAGGTGTTGCTACCGTTGATTTGATGAATTATATTACTCATGGTTCTTTAATTGGAGGAGAGCAAATTATTAATGGCAATGAAATATCAGAACTTAATGCAGATAGTGACTTAAAATCACTGCCTGTTTTAGATTTTCTTGGTTTTGCCGCAGCGCCTGTTGTAAAAAGAGACCAAAAGACAGGAGATTTTACACGTCAGATAATACCATGGACTACAAAAAATGGACAAACAGTTGCAAATACAGATTCCTATATGATGTTTAATGTCTTTGTAAAAGATCTTGATGAAATACCAGCAATTATTGCTAAGAATGAAAATAGTATTAAAGGCAATATGGCATGGAGAGGAGATGATCAGAATAATGAAGAATATTGGAAAGGAAAGTCAAAAACTGTAAAACCATATACTTATACTTATGAAACAGCTAAAGGTAAAATAGAAACAGTAAAAGGTTGGTCTGTTGAATGGTGGATACCCACACCATCATCACAAGCTTTAAACGGAACATCTGAATCAACATTCAATGTTGCTAAGGGCAATATGGATGACCTAAACATGTTGATGAATAATTTAATAAAAGAGTCTGAAAGTTATAATAATGCTCAAGCAGCATTTTCAAATCCAAAAAATAAATTATAATAATGGAAGATAACACACCAAAAGGAAACGAACCTAAGTATTACGATATGATAGGTTTGTCAGGAGATGGACTGACAGTACAAGATATTGCCAAAAATCTAAAAGGAAATGAATTTGTAAAGTTAAGGCCTATATCAGAATATACAAAACCAGCCAATGTCGATGATAATACATGGCAAACTATTTATGATAGTTACCAAGACCAGGCTAATTTTATCAACTACAACAAGAATGTAGCACATCAGGAAAAGACCTATTGGGATAAAAAGAATGAAGCCAGAGGATGGGCTCAATATCTTCCTAAATCAGTATTATATCCTACCAATGAGCGTGATAATTTTTATACTTCAGCATATGAAGGTCATAAGCCTATTCTTTCTCAGGATGATATGGCTACCTTTTCCGGTAAATATTATACCTACAATCCGGTACAGGAACAATTAGAACCTCATGATCTTACATGGACAGAACGATTTATAAAACCTATCCTTGGAGATAAGCTTGTTATAAAACATGATGATGCCGGCAATCCTTTTGTTCTTAAAACATCGGCAACCGACTTCTTGCAGGGAGACAATATGTTGAGTATTTGGGGTAATCAAGATCTCTACAATGAATCATGGCTAGCTCCCGTGTATAAGTTTTTCAGCGGAGCTCTCTTTAATTCCGGACAAGCATTTCATCAGATGTCTCAGATATCAGGAATGCTTACTAACAAGGTTCTTGCTCCTTTGATGGAGATGGGATTAAATATAGAAGGTGCCAATGATAAGACAAAGCAAAAAATATTAGGCAACTATGGTTCTAAGACTATGCCAGAATCAACAAGAGGTATCTTTAATATTAGTGGTGATCATGCTGAAGGAACACAACAGCATTTTCTGTCAGAAGGTACTAAGAAAGGTATGCTTGATGCTTTGCCGGCCTGGGATAACTATTGGGTAAACTTTTGGGAACAGCTAAAGTATGAGGCTTCAGAAGATACAGAACAAAAAGGCTGGTGGGGATCTGGGTGGTCTTTTACAAACAACATGGCCGGAATGATCGGTGAGATGGTACCTCAGATGGTAGCAGCATTCTTTACCGGTGGTGGTAGCGCTGTAGCAACGGTAGGAGCAAAGCAACTTGTAAAAGAAGGCGTGGAGCAAGGGATTAAAGCTGGAGTTAAAAAAGGTGCTGCGTCATGGTTATACAAGGAGATGCTTAAGGCTCCTTCTATGGCAATAGGAACAATGCAGGCTGTTAATGGTGTAGTACGTTCAGCACATCAGAATGGACTATCTCCAGACGATGCAGCTATTGTCGGTGGCTTGTCAATACCTATGGTATATGCTAGTGAATCTTTATTAGGTTCAAAATATTTAGAAGCTGTCATGGGTAGAGAATTTGGCGCTGTGGCTACAGCTAGTGTCGTCAAGAACTTTGGCAAGGCTACTACAGGAAGTATGAATGAGAAGATCGTTAGTGAGGGTATGAAGAAATCTATAGCTGAGATGGGTATTGATAATGTGAAAGCTATGCTAAAGACAGACAAAGGAACGACGATGTTTATGTCCAGGCTATCAAAAAATATCTCTACAGTCATTGGCAATCGTTTCGTCAAAGGTTCTCTTTATGAAGGTGCTCAGGAAGCCACAGAAGAGACTGGTTATGGAATGGTGGAAGTACTCTATGATAAGTGGATGGCTGACAAAGATGCTGTCCCGGGACAAGGGAAATATGGTACACGTATCTTCTCGGAAGAATTTGGCTCACGACTGTTGGATAATTTTGCTGCCGGAGCTATCGGTGGAGGTTTTTTCTCGGCTATGGGAGTTGGCAAAGACCAGATAGCAGACTATAAACTGAAGAAGAAATATGGTAAGAACTTCAAGACACTGGAACAGAAAGCCAAAGATGAATATGTTGACAGCGCTATCTTTGGAAATCAGTTTGACATTTTAAAAGAGAATGCTATCTTCGGCTGGCACAAAGGACTGAGTAAAGATGCTTTTGAGACTTTGGATAAACCAGTAGTTATTCCAGATGATAAGTTTGAATCCTGGGGCCTTAAACAAGGTACAGAGTTAAAGACTAAAGGAGATCTTTATCATTATATCTTTGCTATGAATGCAGAGACCAGAAAACAGGTGTTGGAAAACCTTCCTGTAGAACTTCGTAATCCGGAATTCACCTCAAAATATGTTGGTGCTCCGGAAGTTATCAAGGGAGCTTTTGATATTGCTACTGGTATGGCCGATGTAGCCACCCTCATTCAAGAAATAGAACGTGATCCTGATATCTCAGAAGATAAAAAGGCAAAGAAGATTGAAGAGCTGAAACAGAATTTTGAGAACAAGAAGTCTGCTATGTCATATTTTACTGATGATTATGTCGATGCACAGGGCACTAAACATGACCATAGCAAGGCTTATTATGACCTGTTAACTACTAATGCCTTAGCTATCGCCAATAATAAGACAAGGCTGAAAAAAACTGAAGCTGATGAGATCATTGCTGATATCAATAATAAGTCCGGAGATTTCCAGACTTTCAAAGCTGAACTTCAAAAACAGTTTGACAGCAAACAAAAAATAAGTGGCACCATTCAAGATGTCATGAGTAAATCGTCTGGTTTTATGAAGAGCCTGGGAGATATCGAATCAATAGCAAAAGAAATTGATGATACTACTATTCAGATGAATAGACTCCCTGATGGAGATAAGAAACTTTCTTCATTGGCCGGAAAGAAAAATAAGCTTTTTAAGAAGATCTCCGGGCAGTTGTCGGCTATCGACACAAAGGTAATGGCTGAAGTAACAGCGTCATTGGGAGAACTTAACAAGATTATCGGAGAGCAAGGACTGAATAAAGAAGGTGTGGAGACAGACAATATCGTTTCCCTTTCAAATATATCCGGAACTATCGATAACATAAAAAATTCTATCCGTAGAGATTCAGAACAGAGTGAGGAAGATTATCTTGCATCTCCTGATATCACAGCTTTAGAAAAAAAAGGCTATCAGTCGTTATCTGAAGTTTCTAAAAACATTAGCCAGGCAGTCGGTGATCTCATCAATAATAATCCTCATGTACAGGATATCCTCACCGTTCGTTCACTAGGTCAGAAGAATTCAAAATTTATGACTACCGAAGAACAGGAGTCTCTAAAATATGCAAAAGGCAGGATAGAAGAACGCAGCGCGGCAGAAAGACCTTTCAACCTTGAAGAGATGTTGATTAAACTTATTACTCTTGGAGACAAGCTCAATGATCTGGAAGGTAAAAACTATTTAAAGTCATTCTATGAACACCTTAATAAAAATGACGAAGCACAAAAACAGCTAGAGGATATTCGAAAGGACTATAAGAAAATCATAGAAGAATATGTCTTGCCGATAACAGAATTGGTACGTAATTATAAGACAAAGAATATCGCTCCCGGCACCCCGGAGGCTGCTTTTTTAATGAGAGCTAAGACTTTCATTGGAGAGATCGACAACAAGCTTAATGCTCTCTATGGTCAGAATGTTAGTGATGATGCTTTATTAGAACAACAAATTGCTGATATCTCCAACGAGATAGATAAGAATTCAAAACTCTTAAGAAGTATCGAAGCCATATCAAGCATAAAGTCAAAGAACAATGTTCCTGATGATATCATCTCTTTACATCCGGAATTGCAACTTACAGAAAATGAAAAGGATCTTCATAATGCCATACTATCATCATTCAGAAATGACCTGCAGAACTCCAGAGAATTTCATAAGGTAAATAGTGTCACTAAATATAATCGTGAGTTTCAAAAGAAGAAGGCTGATATTATTGGACAGGTTTTAAAATTTGAACTTGCAAACCAAATGGACAATCAGGATTTCTTTACCTACCTGATGAAAAACAAGGCTCTTTATGATATGTATGTCCGGGTTCCTGATCTTGTAAAAGACCTGGAACAAAATAAAGATGTCGACAAGATCGACGAGTATTACAATGTTATGGTGAATGTACAAGAAGCTTTTTTCCGTTATGTAAAAGAAAATGGTGGATCGAAAAAGTTAGAGGCTCTTAATGATAATGTCACCAGAAAAGTTAATGAATTTTGGTTGAGTTATCTTCAAGATAATAGGACAAACCAAAGCTATGATGTAAAAGCTACTTCACAGAACGTCATTACTCCATTCAGCAAATACGATAACTACATAAATACTATCGTTGATATTCTCCGGCCTTTAGGAGTTACTAACGCACAACAGTTATTCTTTGATGATGCTATAATGATAAAGTATCTTGACTATATCAAAAGTGTTGGAGAGAACGACAAGGTATCAGGACTGGATTATGGGAAGCTACAACAAGGCCTTATGGTGTATATGCTCAACAGCATGCAGTCTTTCATTAATACTATGGGTACTTCTTCTTCATTAAAATATCATGACCTTATCTCCAACAAAGCTGAAGACGAATATCTTTCCTATACACAGAATATGGTAATGCGTCATGTCTATAGCGTACTTGATGGAGATAAAGCCTATTATAGTGGTGATTATCCATTGGAAAATAAGAGCATGTCGGTTCCTATGGCCCAGGGATTTCCTCATGTAGATCCTAATACACAAGATATCGACGCTAGAAGATGGCATAAGCAGCCTAATAATACCAATAGTGATGAGATAAAGTTCATGAATGGTATTCTGATACCCGGTCCTGCAGGAACAGGGAAGTCATTTTTGTTAAGTAAGATTGTGAGAATGATAAGGAAGATGGCGACGGCTAAACAAAATCGTATTCTCATTATTGCTCCAACTAATGAGATGGCTGAAGGTATCTATGCAGGTTCAAAAAATGCTAACGAGACAGAGAAGGATAAACTTATTCCTGACTTCATGACATTGAATGAGCTTTATGAAAAAGGTGTCTCAAAACAGTATGACTATATTATTATCGATGAGGTGGCCCGCTATCGTGAAGATAAAAAACTTGTCTTTGCGGAATATGTCTATGCTAATCCCAACACAAAATTTATATTCACCGGTGATGTCTTCCAGGCAACAGATCCTACCAGTGAAGAGTTTAAAAAGAAAGATGAGATGAGTGTCGTTCCCCAGGAATGGGTGCCTCATACAACACCTATCGATGAATCATTCAGAACTGATATTGATCAGGTGCATAACTATCTGAATATGCTCTATCGTTCTTTTACTCCTACCATATCTGTTTCATTAAAACCTATCACTACTTATCATGACAGTTCAAATAGTATGGGTGTTCGTCAATATGCCAGCCCTCAGATTATCATAGAGAATTGGAGAAAAGATTCAGAAGAAAGCGTTTTGATATTCTCTAGTCGTAGTGAAGCATTTGAGTTTTATAAAAACAATCCAGAACTGTCTCCGGCCAGCTTGAGAAATATTAGGTTTATCTATGCCATTGATAAAGATGGTGTCGAAGAAGAACTTAATGATCCTAAAAATGCTGGACAGTTTAAAGAGTTTGACAATAAGACTATACAGGGTGAACAAAAGGATAATGTCTATGTGGCAATAGAAAAACCCGAGACAATGATGGAGTTAAGCATATTCTATACAGCAGCTTCCCGGGCAAAAAGGTTTATCGCGGTACCTGGCAATAAGTCTGTTGAAGATGCAACATCTATCATTGACTATGCTGATAATAACTCTTCTGGTAAGAAGACAGAAGCTGAACAGGGAGATATTATGGCAGAGCGGTTTAATAAGATGCTCCTTAGCATTGAAGACCTTAATAATACAAGTAAGGTTATCGCCAAGCCGAAAGAAAAAGCTGAACCTAAACAAGAAACTCCAGAAACTCAACAGGAAGAAACTGAAGCTGAAGAAGAAAAAACAGAACCTGTCAAGGTCGAAAAAAAGGTCAAAGAGCCTAAAAAGAATAAAGGTGTAAAAATTATCAAGGGTGATGAGATTGTGAATATTTCAGAATCTGTTATTGATAAAAATGAAGATGCTAGTGAAATAGAACAGCCTACTGCTAAAGTTCCTGGTGACAATACAGCATTAAGATTTGCTGATGGACAGGCAACGCTAGGAGGTTTTGTTATTCCTTATGACGCAAAATTTGTAGGTAAGACTGGTGACCAGATATTGGGTACTCAGGAATATAAAAACCTGGCTGCTGAACGATATAATAAATTAAAACAACATCTTCTTAATCCCAATGAAAATTTAAAGTTTGTCTTGAAAGATGCTGATATGATGGAGCTTGATCCAGAGACTCAGACATACAAGAGAAACAAAAAAATGAAGATGTTGGTTCTCACCGATGGACTCATAGATTATGCAATCTATTATCAGCCGGTGCTAAAAGATGAAAATACTATTGATGATCTTACCAAAGAAAATAAAGGAAAGATTATCAAAAAATATACAAAAGATGATAGTCCTAACTTTAAGGCTTTAAATGAGTGGAATGTTCACCTTGCCTCTATGTGGACAGATCAGTCAGTGAAGATAAGAAGTATTGAATATGGCCGCCCAAATGTAAGGTATGAGTATACTATTGAAGAGGATAAGAAAAAATACACTACACGTTTTTTCTCTGAATTAATGGATGAGGTTTCTGGAAAGAATTTGCATGTTCTAATCCAGGATAATAGCTTCAAACTTCTCAGTAAAGGAAACTACGAAAAAGCGCTTATTAAAAAGGATATCATTAATGGATTTCCACATACCTTTATCACTATCAGGGATGTTGTTACAAACAAAACTTCTATTGTTGATGTTACTAATCGAACAGTTACGAATAGTGATTTAAAAGGATATCTTACAGCATTATCCCAGGTAACGAAATTATCCGAACTTAATGAATCACAAGCTTTCCAATTTATATTACAGAATGCAAAAAGGATAAGAAACTTTTATGGAGAAAAATTTTTCAAGGATCATTTTGATATTAAGTCTACCAGTACAGCTACTTATGTGTTCATTAAGTCAGAAACAAAATCTCCGGAAGAGCAGTTAGTTGAAAAGATAGGTCATATAAAACAGATCTTTCAATATATTTCTAAGGATTTAGATAAGCAACGTGCTTTATTTGTTCCTTTCAGAGTTGACCAAAGAGGAGAGAAAGTTATTGATACTGACATTAATAAATTCCTTACCCGGAGTACTTCTATAGAACAACCCAATATTTATGTGTCATTTCAAGATAATATTAAACAGGAGCCAAAATCAAAAGGATTAAGCAGTGTTCCTTTTATGAATAAAAGAGAAGACACAAAAATAGTCTATGACCTGCAGGCACAGAAAGATTATTATGAGAGGGTTTTCGGAAAGCAGTCAGTAGCAAAAGAACGTTTTTCTATATCATCAAAAAATATCTTGTCTTTAGTCAATGCTGACGAAAGAGTAGATGAGCTTATTGCCAATGGTGAAGTAGTTCGTGATGGAGATTCTTATGCCTATGATGGAAAGAAATATACCAAAGAGGAACTTCAACAGCAGTTCTATGTCAACCTTGATGAAACATATATGGGCCTTGTGAGAGGTCTTTCTACTTATCTGCAAGAGATCGATGGTGGTATAGCTAAAAATGCTACTAAACATGAGGCGGTACATATTGCCTTTAACCTTTTGAATAAAAAAGAACGTGGCTATCTTCTCCGGGAAGCAAAAGCACAGATGCATGCTGATGAAGGTATCGATGTTAATAATATCAGCAATTACGACGCAGAAGAATATATTGCTGAACTAAATGAAGGTAGGAAGAAGATTATCAATACCAAAGTAAAGTCAGCAAATATTGTCACACGAATATTAAACTGGCTAAAAAACTTGTTTGATGCAGTTCGGAATTATTACTATACTCCTGTTACTTTCCTTAATGATCTCAATGAGGGTAAATTTATAAATCGTTACAACGACCTTCTGGCTATTCAGAACAATGAGGTTCATGGGATGGGCGACAGGATTCCTTTTACAAAAGAGATGCTGGATGCTTCTGGATATATCCCGGCTGTCACTACAAAGAAAAAAGGTATGCTTAACACTACTGAATTAGTTAGAGAGTTGGGTGGTACTACCATATTAAATCATGTCCGGGCACAAATAGCTCGTAAAATGCGTAGCTATTCTGCATATAGTACCATAAAGGATATCAATGAAAGTCCTTATCAGGATCTGAATATCACTCAATCTATCAATGCAGCACGTACAGAATTGAATATCCAATTAGAAGAGATGATCCTTTTAGGAGAACGTTCCGGAGCCAAATTGTTTACAAAAGATGGCGATCGTATCGTATATCATAAAATTCGTGACTATGAAAACATTATTGTTCCGGAAGGAGAAACAGAAGAGAAATTCAAAAACACTCTCTTGACCTATCAGGCAGTACATAAGACTATCAATAATGATAGGATAATGAAATCTGTTCTCCATACATTAAACATAAAATATGATACGAATGAGAACTCCCAGCGTGAGGCTTTTGCAGGTTTTAACTGGAGTAGTACCATGGAACAGTACAAATACATGGATCCAGACCTTAAAACATTAATGACTACTATTCCCTATTATACATGGAGAGTAAGCAAAGATGGTGTCATTAGTATTAATGAGAATGATTCCATGAATTATCATTATGACTTTGCAAGGATGATGGATGTTAATGTCCTCAATAATGCTTTGTTGTCTGTCGCTAAAGATACCATTGAAATTATGCAGAATACCCCGGGAAAATTTATGGATATTTTCTTTGAAGTGTTATTGGATAAAATAGCTTTAAGTACTATCAAGGGAGAAGTAGTTACTGATGTGACACCAAATATATTACTTTCTTTTTATAATGATTTTGGCCGTTCCTATTTAGAAGATAGGAATCATGTTGGACTACATAATATCTTATCTGTAATACAGAACAAATTTGATACTGCCAAGATAGTTTCTGAAATAGAAAAGAAGCGTTTTTATATAATAAAAAATATGATCACGTCTTTTGAAGCTCATTATACCAATTCTATAAGTCCAAACTACATTAAGATAGATACGGATATTGACTGGAATGGAAAGAAGTCTTTTGAAATAAAGAACCAAACGCGGTCCGAGATACAGGAATTTAAAGAAGACTATCTCAATGGTGTTCGTTCTATCTATGCAGGTGGAAAACCAAAAGAAGGATATTCCCGGATGTTGATTGGCGGTAATTATAATGGTAAGAGAAACAATATTGTTGCAAATTACAATACGGATAATATTGAAACTTTTGAGATTGGTACTGGCCGTTATAATACCAATGAAAAGGAGTATATGTTTCTTCCAAAAAATTCTCCACGATTGATAACTTTTAATGGTAAAAATTTTGAGTTTGTAAAAGAGAATAATAGCACATTAAGCATTCGTGATATCAGGACAGCATTCCATAATATAAATATGAATGTTCCTGAGTCGGTGATAAAACTTATTCTAAGCGGTAAGAGAAACACCGGCACATCAAATAACATATTCCTACCTAACAATCAAGATCGTAACAGGGATAGAGGAAAGACAGCCTTAGCCAATCTATTAGGATATATGTATCTCACATTGGCAAACAATGCTAATGCTAACAAACCTTTTACCGAAGATATCAAGCGTTATATTGGTAATATTTCTGTTGATAAAGACATCAGCGAAGAGCTTTCGAATATTAATGATGAACTAGAGGGTTTAAATAGTGATCTTGCTTTTGGTAGCATGGAGCCACTGGAAGAAGTTCGGAGTAAGCAAAGAATAGAATATCTTGTTTCCTTAAAGAAAGAGCTGGAAGACACTCCTCAGCTGCTAAATTTTTATAAACAGATAACCGATCTTGCCGAAGTTCATTATCTTGTCAATGCCGGAAGCCGGAGACAATACTTTCGTTCTGTTAATAATGAAAAACACCCAAAGACAGTATTGTCAGATTTTACTTCAAAGATGTTCCGCAGTGGATTAAAAAATGCAAAGGGATATATTAATAATGAGATACGTAAAGCAGAAGACAATAATATTGAGTTAGGCAATAACCCTATCATTGAAAATGGAGAAGTCAATGTTCCTATTTTTCACACCAATGTAGAAGATGTTATTTTAAGGGAACTCACCGGGAAAAAAGGTCGGTTACGTATCAGGGAAAAAAGTGATTATAATGATCAGGATTATGTTAACGATGCCATTGATAGTTTTAATAATTCCATTGAAAAGAATAGTACTCTCAACAGGAATACCAACAAGCGATATAATATTTTTTATGAACCGTACGGTGATAGAAACAAGATCTCAACATTTAGCCTGATAACGAAGTTAGGTGTTGACAATATCGTTGAATATACAAAAGATGGTATGACTATCAATGATAGTTTTATTAATGACCTGATGCAGAAAAGTATTGACTATCGTTTGCAACAGGCAAAGATAGTGTTGGCAAAATATATGGCTTTTGAAAAAGATGGTGTTACTCCATTCTTTCAACAGAAACATTATTCCAGCAAGATAGCCAATATTGAATATGATCTGGACAAGATCTTTGACCAGTTCAATATCGATGGCAAGCCAGAAGCTATCAGCGCTATCATAGAAGATATCAATGATAACATCGCGGGCCAGATGAAGAAGATGAAAATGACTGCAGAAGAATTTGCTATTTATATGCAGACGTTAGGTATCAACGAATTTATGGGGTTTTCCGCTGAAAGTGATTTTGTATTAAGGGATATTCAGGTTGGCAATACTATTAAATCTAAAGTATTGGTTGGTAAAGCTGTATTCAATCCTGAAGATAATATCTTTACATTGGATAATGTTTCTAGCTGGATCAAAGCTAAAAACTTCAGTGGAAAGAATAAGGTAAAGAATATGTCTATTGTCAGGAACTTTATGTTCATGGAGCAATATAAAGAACTATGTCAATACCTTAAGTCCATTGAACATAAGATGCCTAAAAAAGTAGCTGACGCATATGGTAGTTGGAAGAACAAATATATCAAAGTCAGAAAGACAGAAAAGGGCGCTGGTTCTATAGAAAAACAAATAGCCGGGAAAGAAAGTTATGAATGGAATAAGTTCTATGAATCCTTTATGTATATGACATATCTCTTAAATGATAGTGTCTCTATGCTGACAACCGGTGATGCTACCAGCTTTAAAAATCCATGGGATAAGATGATCAGGAACTCTCAGGCAGGTGCTGCCATGGGAGTAGCCTTTCAGACAGGAGAAGTCAATACCCTTCCAAGGTATATGCTTGAAACAAGGATAGAAGATACCAAGATAAGCTATGACCTGGCTTCCTTTCTTACAAACAAACCCTGTAATGAAAAAGAATACAATAGTACCTATTTCGTTAATGTAGTCACAGCTATCTTCATGTCAAACAGCGTAGGAAATGGTATCATAGATCCTACTAAGGGAGTAATGAAATTAGTAGGCACCGGGATAGATATGAGGACCGGCCGTAACAATACCAGGAAACTTTCCGTTATGTCCATTAATCATAATGTGGTAAAGAATTTCTCATGGGGTAAACAGGTTCATGATGAGCAACTGGCTTCATTAGGAACTTTTGAAAAGAATGGCATGGAATTGTCATTCCTTGATTATTTCTATCAGCAGATGGATAATGGTAGGTCTTTCTATGAAGCAGCACAGGATGTTGCCTATGAGATCATGGAGGTACGTAGGAAGAGTAATATGCAGATAGATCCTCTTTCAACTTTTAACAGCATTATCGTTACCGGTGAGGCTATAAAGAACGAGAGGGGTATGCTTAATTATTATGCTCCTGATGGAACACAACTTAACATGAAACATCTAAAAGCTCCCGGTACTTATAGTTCTCTTTTAAAGGCTAGTTTTGATATGGAGAATTATATTGTCCAGCAAGATCCGGTTAACGAGTCGAAAGAAGTTACTATGATGTCGCAAAGCAATGACCAGATAAATTATATCGACAAAGATATTGCCAGGGAAATACATGAGGCTAATGCTGAAAAGTCAAGACTTATCATAAAAGATATTGCTAGCAAACTTAATGGCTCCAAGGCATTAAAATTTGCCAGGAGAGAGGCAAGCAGAAATATAGAAGATTGGGGTCGAGACACTGAGATGTTGCATATGATCCAATCAGGACTTTCTAATGTCAACCCTGTTATTGCCTATGAACTAATGAAAACTGGTATGAGTATGTTCGATCGTGGTGTTCGGATGTCAAGGTATGGTACTAAAAATGTCCAGTTCCCGGGTAATGAGATAAATATCTTCAAGGTTTATGATACATATACTGAGGGTTTCTTTTATGTACAGAATGATGATTTCTATAGTAAATATGATAAAAACCCACGATATAAAAATCTTACTAAGAATGGAGTACAGGAAGGATTGAATCATTATAAGATTTATGGCAAGATAAAAAATGATAGTGGCGAAGATGTAGAAGTAGATCTGGAAGAAATGCTAGGTAAGGACAGGGGTGATAGTATGGCATATACAAGAGAAGAACTATTGGCTATGGCAACAAGGATTGAACCGGCACAGATAGTAGTTCCAGCTCATGTCTTTGAAAAGTTTATAGAGCCAAGAGTCTCTAATATCTTTAAAGATTTACCTAAAGATTATACATTAAGTGACTTGTTTACAATACAGATAGATGGTCCTGCCGGTGGGAAGGTAGATGTCAATGTGATGTCAATATTTAATAAATATGAAGATCCTCTTGATGCTTTTGATGAACTAAGAAACTTATTGGAAGATTATATCAATGATAAGGAATTATTGAAAGAATATGAGGAAAATGTGTTGAATTATTTCTGGTCTTTGAATAAGATGTTGAATACTTTCAGTGGCCGTATTCCAGGTACCGCTCCCTCTTCTTATTTTATAGGAAAGATTGTAGGTATCGATCATGATGGTGGCCGTATCTATATCCCTTCTAAAAAGAATACACTTGATAACTCCGACTTTGACATTGACCAGTTGACAACCTATCTCTACGATATTATCAACGATAACGATATGTTATACATTGAGGGAGATAGTGACAATGCGGAGATGAAGATATTATTGATAGATAATGATAACCTTACCAGGTTACATAAAATGTATTCAGATCCGAAGAATCTTGTAAAGATATTATCACCTGTAGCTGTAAGTCCAGAACTTAAAGAAAAGATAAAAGAAGAAAAAGCTGGAAAAGCTTATTTTGCTAATGATATTCGTACCGGAGCCAAAGTATTCTATGAGTCACATCTAGGAAAGGAGTTGGTATCACATTTTGCTTCGTCGATGTCAGCAGTTTTGAGAACCTTACAAATGCAAAAGGCAGAAGATTTTCCTGCATTGCTATACAATGATAGTGACATACAGGAACGTTTGTCAGTGATATTACAAAGCATAACACAGACTCTTCAGCTGTCAGTTGATAATGCAAAGCATGCTGGACTGGAGGGATTAGGTATCAATCAGGAAACGTCAAGCCTTGTAATAGCTCTAACTGTCAGCGCCTATAATATCAATAACATTGCTGAGATGCTGAATAACCCCTATGTAAAATCTGTAATAAGAAAGATTTCAAACAGCAGAGATCCCAATAGTGTACAACTGAACATTGCTGAAGAATTTTCCATGGCAAAAGAAAACATTGAAAAGAATGCCGATGAAGATGTTTTTGCTGAAAGAATGGAAAAAGAAAAGGTTGCCGTAGAAGAGAAACTTGCATATTTCAAATCCAGAAAAGAACAACTCACAATAGTACAAGATGATGAAAGTTCTTTTGAGACAGCTTATAACACCCTTGATGTATTAGATATGCTTGAACAGGCCGATATCGACGCTGAACGTTATGGCATTGAACCTAATGAGGGGTATGAAAAGTTGAAGAAGGAAATCAAAGAAGAAATTAAAAATAGTAACTTCGAACAGAAGAAGGAAAAATATCTTAAGAAATTCTTTGACCGCTGGATCCGTTATTATTCAGAACGTCTTAATGATAAAAATTGGCAGACTTATGTCGATGAGTCATGGAGTAAGATAGATAATTCACGTAAGGCTATTAATACTATACAGGAAGCTATATGGTTATCAGCAGGCATCAGGAACTTTTCTACAGTATTATCTGTAAAAGATAGCACAGAACCCGGAGCATGGCCTATGTTTCAAAAATTAAGAAATATAGAAAAAGCTTTGAATGTAACTTTAAAAGGTTTCTTGTCCGGACAGGATTATGATCCTAAAGTATCGGAGATGAACCTTCGTTATATGGAAGCTAAAAAATTGAGTGCCAAGTCTTATGTTGATGTTACACAAAAACAAATCAATAATGACATTACGAAAGTCTTTCCAATACTTTCCAGATACAATTTAAATCTTACCGGACAACCTGGTGTATCGTCAGCTATATTAAAACAAGCATTGAAGACCAACATTCCAGTAAAAATATTCATGGGTAAAGGTTATTTAAGAAAAGATCTACAGGGTAATAATATCTATTCCGGAGAACATTTAGGTTCATTGGCGGATATGCATGAAGATGTTGACAATATCAGCAACATAGAAAATTTGAAGTCAAAGATCGTTCTCGTCGATGGAAAATATAAAGCTCCTGTTTCTGAAGGTATCAAAAATTCAGATATTGTCGTGAACTTTTATTCCGAAGACTCATTTGAAAAAAAATGGGCTTATAAGAATAAGAGAGTGGTGGATATCAATATTAAAGATGGTTTTGGTAAGATCGCTGAAACACTTCAGAGAGAACTGGACAAGGCGGTAGAAGAATATAAATCTATTGTTCCTAATAAAGAACCGACTATATTTATCAATACAGAGTTCATCACCACGACCAATCGTATAAAGAAATCTCAATATGAGATACACAAAGAACTTAATGATAAAGCTATGGAACAGCTTAATGTTCCGGCACTGGTAAGAGCTAATCCTGATATCATGCAATATGTAAAAATATTCGACATGAAGATCGACTATCTACAAAATAACTTCTTTGTCTATTCTAAACCGGCTATGGCTATGTATGAAAGAACTTTCAACATGATAGGACAGAACTTTGCCTATAATGAAAAGCAATTTATACATACTACTAGCGGACTACAAAGAGCTTCTTTGTTATATGCACTCAGAAAACTTTCAGATGAAGGATTGAGACTTAATATTTTTGATTATACCGATAGTGCTACCAATGAAGTTCTACAGAACATTGATCCGGCCAATATACAACACTTAGAATATTTTCATCTCAAATTTCCTGATTATATCAAAGCCTTAAAACAAAGTAATGAGGCTATCAATAATAAACTTTTCCAACGTCTCTCTGTCACTTCTAAGGGTGTCATAGCATTTGAAGATACCGATCTCACTCCGGAACTGGAAGAGATGTATTCAAATGAATTTAAAGAATTGCAACGCACCAATGGTAACCTTGCTAAGAATCTTGCTTTTTATACATTACTTCATTATGGTTATGAATATAGTCCAGGTAGTTTAAGGAAATTTATGGGTGATGAATATTGGAAACTTATTGATAAGCATATGGGAAGTTTTTCCGACAAAGTAATGAATGATGCAGAATTTCAAAAGAATATGCTGAATATTATGCCTTTGAATATCATCATAGAAGATAATAGTTTTAATCCTATGTTGCTTCACCGTAAGAAAAAAGACGAGACATTACAGGATCTTATGAGTCGCGGACAGGAGATGTATTTAAGGAAACGTTCTCTCCCGGGCAAAAAACTTAATGAGGTTGTCAGGATCGTCGATAATGGAAAAGAGTTAACAGAAGAGATATTAGGCAATGTTTATCCTAACTATCTGAAAGTAATGCAATATGATGAGAGCAGCGCCAAAAAACTTTATAATGAAAGTGAGATAGAAAAAGACGAAAGAGGAAATATTAAGGCTTTCGTTCCTGAGATCGTACATCCTACAGAACCAAGCCAGATGGATCAGCTTTATAAAGATGGCACTATTACAAAAACATTTTATAGTGGTCATTCATATATCAAAGGACAGCCGGTATATTTCTTAGGATTAAAAGGTAAGATAGTAGAAGTTATGAGGGAATCAATCAAGATGCAGATCGATGATAATGAGTCTCTATCTTCCCGGGCCGACGAAGATGTTTATGAATTCAGACAAGGTGTGGTTCAGTTTATGAACATGCTTTCTAATAAAGCCAATGAAGAATTTATGTTAGATCGTAAAAATTTCAATAGGCTTAAATTAGATGAAGCCGATGTTCTGACTTTTAATGACAATCTTTTTAATAAGGCACAACTTGTTTCAGTTATCACTCCGGCATTATTGAAAGTTTATAAGCATGCTGAACTTGATGAATTTGTGGAAAAGAATCGCCAATATATAAAATCTAAGCTAGGACCTAAAACTGATCTTCAGATTAAAACAATCCTGATGTCGGCACTCAATTCAAAAGATATTATGAATGTTTTTGATGTCATAGGTTTTAGTTCTGAGGCTATCAGTGTTGTCAATGATACATGGAAGTCATTGTTGAAAGGTCTCTATAAAACAGCATTAGGCAAGATTGAGAAAGGCAAGATGAAGGAATTAGAAGAACAGGGATATCTATCACAGAAGATAAAACTAAGTTCGCTGATTTCAAACATCATGGCTATCGGAATGGTGTCAGAGACATTACACGAAGATCTTGTTGGCATTCCTGATTTTAGAGCTACCCGAGGAGTTAAAAAAGAACAGGGAATACCTACTCATATCCTTCCGGATGCTTTTGCAGAATATCTATCATTGCCAGCAACTGAATTAGCAACAAAGGAATTTTCCAGCTCTTATATTAAAGGTTATGGTTCTATAAAAGAGGGAATGACAAAAAACATTGTTGACGAACAGAACAATGTTCTTACTACTATTTATATCACTGGCAGAAAAGAAGTTGTCGATCATGGTCAGACAAGTTATTTGTTTACTTTCAAATTCTTGCAGGATGTAAAAAGTAAGGCACTTAATGATATCGTTACGGTATCTGAAGATCAGCAGTCTTATATAGTGAATGGTGTCGAATATCGTCGTGTGACAGCTGATATCTATAAAAAAGAAGATTATGAGGGTGTTGATATTGACTATTCATTTATTGGTACACAGTTAAGCCTAATGTCGGAATATACTATCACAGGAGAACAACCTATAGGTTTACATAAAGAGTTATTTGCTCATGGCACCATGAGTCAGTTCTTTACCAGTGATGACACCAAATTGATAGATCATCTTAATGACCAGATAACAAAACAGATGAAATATTCTAAGACTCCCGACATAAAATATTATGCTGAAGTACAGGTATTAGATCAGCAGAATAAAAAGGGAGGAAAAATAGATATCTTGGCTATTATTAATGAAGGTACTACAGAAGAAAAGGCTATTATTATTGATATTAAATCTTCAAAACATAGCTATAATGATATCAATGCTGAAACAAAAAATAAACATCTTCAGCAGTTACAGGAATACGTAAGAATAGTAGGTTCTAATAATGGCTTTACAAAATCTATGGAAGTTGTTGGCGCGTTCATTATGCCAATACAATATACCAGGAACGATAATTCTAAACCGGCACATGTTATTAAAACGGTGAAAGGTGGAGAAAAGATTATCGTAAAAGATCAGATTACAAATATTACTTTTGAAGATATGGTTAACAAACAAAATTTGTGCTAATGAACTGTCCAAATAAAAACACCGCAGAATGGAAGTATCTCTCTTATGCAATAGGAGAAGATGCAGCCATGGGAGTCTTTCATAGAAATGGAAACCAACTCCCGACACTGGAAGAGATATCAACAAGATATCCTAGAACAATAAGCACGCCCAATAATTCAAAGGTAGGTCTTGCTTTTATGACCTTGGCTGAAGGATTTAAACAACGTCTTGGTGTCGATTATAAGATAGTATCTGAAAATGACATCAAAGAAAATGGAAAGAAGTATCTAGAGACTAATCCGGACTCTCTTTCTATTATTGATAAGAATGGTATCATTAATTTTATCAGCGAACGTATCAATGATGAGACTTTATTTCATGAATTTGCTCATCCGATAATGAGATCCATCAGAAACTTTAACAAGCCATTATTTGATTCTTTAGTAGAAGAGACAGCCAGAGGTGATCAGGAATGGTTTGAAGGTATCAGGGATAGGATAAAAGACGAATATCCGGAACTGACAGAATATGATGATGTCAATGAAGAAACATTGGTATACATCATGGGAAGAGGTGCTATGAAGATGAATTCCAATATCAGTGCTTTTGAAAAGTTATGGAACATGATATCCGACTATATAAAGACATTATTGCATATTGACTTCAACACAAAAGAACTATCTCCAGAGACAACATTGCAGGATCTTAGTTTTCTTATGATTCATGGAACCGGAAAGATAGAACTTAACAACTGGACCGGGACCGAGCAGAAGATGAAAAATCTTAATGACTTTGAACGTGGCATGATAGCAGATATCAATGACACCTCTACCAAAACTATTGACCAGATGATTGTTGACAATATCTTTAATAGTGCTAACCAGGCAAGACATAAAGGTAATATAAAAATTTCCGGCCGAAACTTTTTCTTTGAGCGATGGGATGGCGCCAATGGCAAAAGCTGGACTGAAGTGAAAGATATCGGATTAAAGAAAAAATGGGTTAATGATGTTGTCCTTAATTATATCAAAGAGAGCGACAAGACAGCGCTGACAAATCTTAAAAAGATTATGAATTCTGGAATAAACCTCAAAGAACTTCCAGAAGATATATCAAAGTATTTTACTCCGATGGCTATCAGCGATCTTGTCCTGGCTACTGGTTATGAGGTAGGCACAAGAATATATAACTTGAAAGAGTTTTCGGAATTATATCCTGAGTTTAGGAGTATGTATTCTCCAGAAACAGAATCCAATAGTCTTCATGTTATCGTTCATGGAGATTATACAGATGCTAAGACAGGCAAAAAAAATTATGATATTTCTCTTGTCGATTTAAATCTTACTTCCTATGAAATAGCTAATTCCTACAAAGGAGATAACCTCTTCAAGGGAATGAATATTTCTAATGAAGATCTTCGCGCGCTTAACTTTGACACCTCTGATACGGTAAAATGTATGTCTAATGCCAAGAAACTTACTGTCAGTCTCATGGCTATGAAGATGAAAAGTATCAATCCTGATATCTCTTTTAGAAGAGCTGGGGCCTTGTATATCAACAGGAATAATAAAAGCTATGAGCATAATTCTATTAATTATGCCTATGCTCAACTTGATGTATGGAAAAACAATATCAAAAAGTTATCAAAAGATGATGGTTTTGTCAATGCACTTCCAAGTTCATTAGCTTCAGTAGTTCTCAATAACAGTATCTATAATCAGGAGTTCGCTCCGGATTTTATTATGATGTTGGAAAACCAAATGCTGGACAACAAAAATGAGATGAAGAAAAATGAAGACCGGGAGTCTCCTACATTGGAACATCAGATAGAGGTATTAAGACGTTATAAGGAAACCGGTGATGAGAATATCCTCTATGAGATGTTACGAAGAAGAAAAAAATATTTGGAGTTTGAGGCGCGCAGGGCAAAGACTGATGTTACCGAAGACGAACAATATGTCACTATCTCTATCATCATGAACAATATGGTTTCTGGTTGGAACACAAAATTTACTAATCGTGTAAAAGGAGAAAATGGACTAGGTTTTTATTTTCGTACAATGTATAATGAAGGCAATGAAGTCATTCAAAACTTTTCATTACAACTTGCCAGGTCAGAAGAGATAAAACAACAAAAGTATAACTCTTATGCTGATTGGAAAAAAGTTCTTACAAAAGAGATGGAGGCTAAATATGGCAGTGCTATTGGAAAGATAGAGAAAATATTTACCACTATCGGGCCACAACTGTCAGAAAAGCTTATGAAGTTCAGCGACAATCATCCTAATTTTTATGTTAAAGACCGTAAGGGTAATCTATTAAAAGATAAAAATGGCAATCCTCTTCGGAAATTTTTAGGAGAGATATATTTTGAAAAGTCAGAAATTACCGATGCATTAGGTTTAACAGCAGAAGATCTCTCTATAGGTAAAATGGTAGTCGACAAGATTGAAGAATATGTGAAGGATATGTACCGACATAATATTATGATGGACCCTACTGGCTATTATAAAAAGAATGAGAAGACCGGTACCTATGACCTCGATATGGAAAAGATAGAAAAGCATGTCAATGAAACTTATGATAACAACTGGACACCAGGTATGCTTCCTTTGATATCAAAATCAACTGCAGAAAGAGTAAACTCAGGACAGATAAAGAGTGCTGTAGGAAACTTCTTTAGAAAGTCTCGTAGACAGTATGAGATGTTTGATGATATGCTGGACCAGATCTATGAATATGATGATAGTAGGGTACGTTCTTTATTCGCTAATCAGCTTTATCGTAATAATGGTTCTATCAATAACCGTAGAGCAAATATGCTTGGCTTGGTGATGGAAGGTGATGGTTCCTATGTCTATGATGAAAGAACTAAAAATACCAACGACAACCTCTCAGTGAATATTGAAACAATCATGGACTATTTTTCTATGGATGTCATTAATAAGACTATTGATGAACAATATACGGTTCCAGCTTATGAAGATGCAAAAGTAGCTATCCGGGCCCGGGCGATCATGAATGGTATTGTGAAAGACGAACAGGCAGACCTAAATCTTAAAAAGCTTAATATTCTTTTTGACAAGACTGTTCATGGAAAACATGTTCCTATTTTTGTCAATGAAAAAGGACAGCCTTCCAATATTGATGGTGCTATAAGTTATCTTTCACGATATACTTCTTTTAGTAGATTAGCTTTTAGTGTTCCGGTCATGATCACTTCTTTTACTGCCAACCAATTTATGGGTGTAGCACACATGTTCTCTAACCAGCTTTCCGGAGATACTTATAATACTCCTTCATTGAAAGACTATACTGAGGCTATAAAACTTTCACAGGTGACAGACCGGGAGCTTAGTAGAAAATTGTTTTATCATTACGGTGTTTGGGATAAAGATATGCAGACTATTATGAACGATACTCGATATAGTAATCTTAATAAATCAATCATTACTGCCCGTACATTGAATTATACTAACTGGGTAACGGATATTTCCATGAGACAGATTATGTTTATAGCCCAGATGGTTAAAGATGGAACTTTCTATGCTCACAGTCTGGTAGATGATAAGATCGTTTATGATGAAACAAAAGATGAAAGGCTGGCAAATATAAAAGACGATCGTAAGCAGTTGGCCTTGAAAATAGCTATCAAAAAAGACCTGATGAAAAATCCTGAGTATGCAAAATTACAGGAGAATAGTGATAAGCTCATAAGAGCTTATTCTATTGAAGATATCGAACATATAAGGGCTATCACTGGAAAGTTTATCATTGGTGCCTATGGAGCTCGTGAGACAGCGGCAGGACAATCTTATACTGCATTACAGTTATTTACTAAATTCAAACAGTTTTTAAATACAGTAGTAGAAAATCGTCTTGGTGCATATAATGAGATAAATTCTACTGGTAAGAGAGTCATTATTGAAGATAATGGAGAATATATCTCTACACGAAAAAAAGCAGCACAGGAGGGCTCATATCGTACAGCGGTAAGATTACTGATAAACGATACTCCTGTTATACAGGATATCATGAAAAAACTTAAACTTTTTCAGTCGAATAAAAAATATCAAGATCCTCGTAAGTGGAATCAGCTAGAGGACTGGGAGCGTTACAATGTTATCAGGACTGCATTGGATGTTGCTACCTTCTGTATGATGTATGGTGCCTATCTTGGTATTGGCATGATGAGTACTGATGAAGAAAAGAAGCAAGGTATCAAGTCATGGAGAATGACAAGAGCTTTTGAGAATGGTATTCTGACAACTATTGCTTTGTCTCCTTGGGAAATCAGGGATATTGTCTCTGGTGGCCGGACACCTATACCTATCATGAGTACAGTTGCCAGCATGGTTGATATTCTTACCTTCAAATCTGTTGATGGCTCTCTACAGAAAGATGTAGAAAACCTAACCATGTTTAGTGGCACCCGGGCTATCATACATGATATGGACCGGTTTATTTTTGATGATGAAATTACAAACAAATAAATATAAAAAAATGACAAATCAATTAACAGCAGCACTATCAGTTATCACTGGTTGCGATATACAAGTAACCGACCAGACAAATTGGAACGGTCAATTCGTACAGGAACGTTCATTATATCATCTTTATCTTTGGTGGAAAGATCCGGTTACTAATGCATGGACTTTGGACAGCACAAATCCATTATCGGCTTCTTACCTTCTTAATACGATGAACAATGGAGTTCATACAGTCGAGATCTATGCAGTAGAGAAATATTCTACTAGTAGCTATGTCGCTGTAACACCAGGTCAGATGTATAGTTATAATGGACAAGCTTTTGTTTGGAATAATGTTTCTCCATGGGTTCCTGCAACACAGACAGCATTAGGATTATTTCCATCGGCAGTCAATGGTTGGGTGCTGATGAGTGTTGAAGGATCTTTTCATAATTATGGTGGTACCGGAAATCAGTTTTATACAGGAACGATATCTGTTGAATGTACCAGGACTTTTGACTTGACAAAAACATCATGTCATAACTGGAGATTAACCAATAACTATGATATTACAGGTATCATAAATGTTGACCTTTATAATCTTAATGATCCTACTACTATCATCACAAGTTTTGAATGGAATACATCGGTAGATGAATATATTGATGTTGAAGTGTCAGAAGATGGAATATTTGAACTGGATCTGTCCTATGTCGTCGGTGAGACAACTTATCATTATCCGCGTGTTCGTATTCGTGATATCTGTGGATTTTTAGATTGCATGGTAAAACTTGTAAAACAGATATTATGTAATGAGAAGGATCCTTGTTGCCAATCTTGTTCTGAAGAACAAAAAAGACAGCTTCAGATATGGCGCGATCATCTCAATATGATGATAGCTTATTCGGATGCTATTCAAGCAGCTATTAATATTGACCTTTATTATTGCATGAATAATCAGATAGAGTCTGAACCGGCAGAAGAGAACTTACAATATATCATTGAGCTGATAACCAAACTTAATGAGTTGACAGATCGTTGTGGTGAATGTTATGGTGCTCAGGAAACAGAAGCTACTCAACCTTGTAAAGATTGTTAATTATGAGCTGTTTATGTAGTCAATACGTGCAACAAGCCTATACGGATGAGCATGCTTTTATGAATCAGTACTATATTCAGATGAAGGAGTGTATAAAATATAACCTTGATACTGCATATACCCGGGAACTATTCGGCAAAGAAGATGCACAGGAATACTATAACAATGTCAATGAAATCCATTACCTGTATTTCCTTCTTAATTATGTTCTAGATGTTTACTATCAATGGATGATCAATTATGATGGTACTTTAACACAAGAGATAAAAGATGCCAAGATAGCTGAATTGAAAAGTGAATATAATTTTTCATGTATTATAAGACATTTCAGGTGTTTTGGCTGTGACATAGGATTTATCATGGATATCTTTTGTTCTACCCCGGCACCGATCGGAGATAGTATTCAATATTTTTGCACATCAGATACCGTCTCAAATCTTACAGCTTATGGTACAGATATTCAATGGTATCTATCAGCGACGAGCACTACTCCATTATCATCTTCTACGGCACTTATCAATGAAACACATTATTATGCTTCTCAAACGGTAAATGGTTGTGAGAGTCCTCAAAGATTTGAAGTCTATGTTATGATAAATACCATGTCTGTCATTCCGGATAGTGTCTCTGCATCATCAAATAGTATCTGTAGTGGAGAGAACGTGGTATTAAGTTATACTGGAGGAATATTAGGTACTAATTCTCAGGCTGTATGGTATTCTGGTAGCTGTGGTGGAACTTTAGTAGGAACTGGTAATAATATCACCGTTACTCTTTTGTCTTCTACAACATTTTATGTTCGCTTTGAAGATCCGGCCCCTTGTAGTCATAACACATCATGTCTTAGTATCAAAGTCGATGTCAGTGAAAGACCAGTACCTACATTTATAGTCTCTCCTGGTGCTACTATATGCGCTGGTGATAATGTCACTTACACTACCGAACCCGGACAGACAGATTATCTCTGGAATGTTCCGGGGGTAGCAGGATTTCATTATACTATTATTTCTGGAGGGATAAGCAGCACTGATAATACTGTTACATTGCAATGGAACATACCTGGAATAAAAGTTGTCTCTGTAAACTATGAAAATAGTAATGGCTGTTTAGGAGTATCAGCAGCGACCAGCACTACTACTGTCAATGAATATCCTATCATAGGAATAACATTAAACCCTGATGAAGAAATTTGTTATAATGGTGGTGTTGTATTAACAGCAGATATCTCTGTTTATGATTCGTTTGCATGGACACATAATGGACATGGTACTCTAGCTTTTGATACTACTTTAGCGCCTGTCTATGTACCAGACATCACTGATGCCGGAACGACAGTAACAGTAGTTTTGACAGCAAACTATAATGGCTGTATTTCAACGGAACATAGCTCTATAGTGATAGCTCCTCTAGCTGTTGCCGGAACTGTCTCTGGAGGTAGTACTATTTGTGAGGGAGAGACAAGCGCTGAACTGACATTATCAGGTTATAGTGGTATTATTATCAGGTGGGAACAGTCAGTATTTCCTTATACTACATGGACGCCGATAGTGAATATCAACGATACTTATACATCAGGCGCTTTGACTCAGACTACTTATTTTAGAGCTGTAGTACAAGAAGAACCTTGTGCGCCTTTGTATTCTACATGGACTATAGTAACTGTCACTCCTATGCCGGAGGCTCCAATAGGTAATGCAGACCAATATTTCTGTATTTCTGAATCCGCAACAGTGGCAGATCTTGAAACTATCACTATCGGTACTATCTTATGGTATGACCAGGCAACTCCTGATCAGGATCATCTATTACCTCCAGAAACAGCCTTAGTGGATGGTACTTTATATTATGCTTCTAATACTATTGATAGATGTGAAAGTGAAGATACATTGGCTGTAACAGTACATATAGACGATGTTCCTACAGTGACTTTTGATGATTATGAAGATTTTTGTAATGGTCCGTTATCAGTCACATTATCGATATCTGGAAGAACAAATAATCCTACTACTTATAGTATTGTATGGGATGCCTTAGCTTTAGCCAATGGATTTATCAATGTCACAGACGCAGCGATGCCGGCAGTGGGTTCTGATTTTAATATTCTTATTCCTGGAGATCCCACCCTGCATGGAATATTTACCGGCACTCTGACACCTTCTAATAATTGTGAAGGAGCCGGAACAAAAATAACCATTGAGATCTATGAGACACCAATCATAACTCTTACAGATAGTGATTTTACTGTCTATGATAGTGATGCAGATTTTGATATAGTTTATAGTTCTCCTGCAGGATCTCCCGATGAATATAAAATTACTTGGGATGCCAATGCTATCATTGCTGGATTTTTAGATGTAGCCTGGACAGCATTAGGAGTTTCTCCGATAGTGGTAGTACTTCCGATAGCACCTTTCACACCTATAGTACAAGACGTGTATTATGCTACCATACAGGTTCGGAATACAACAACAGGTTGTGTGGGACCGGAGATTAGTATTATTGTTACTGTGATAGAATCTCCTCCGATGTAATAATCTTACAAAGAAAAAAAAAGGCCCGAGATAATCCCGGGCCTTTTTCATTTTTCAATATATCGAAAAAAGACAGTTAGTGGTACACCTTGATTGTACTTTAGCCTATACTTTTCGATATTCTTTTTTTGAATATACACATCTAGCGGTTTGCATACTTGTACACCAGATATTCTATATTCTACCTGATAAATATGCACGATGTTTTTCATAAGAAATTGATAAGAGACGATTTATATTCTTCTTTTAGAATAGCAATGATACAGCCTTTCCTTTTTTCATCTTTATGATGTCCGAGATAGACAGGAATACAAACATTGGAGTTATCATCAAAGATATATCCATAGTCTTTGAAAAGGTCTGTGATTATCTGTGAGGCATTATTAAAGTCAAATATTCTCATGCTGTCACGAATAAAATACATACCCACATATATAGGGATAGGCATATCTTCTGTCAAAGATTGCCATAATGTAAGGTTTCTGATATATGAGTTTTTGCTGTCAACGATATAACGTTCTACTACTGCAGAATTTTTTAGTGTGTGTCTTCGGCCATAGTCACATTCTTTATGACATTGATTGCAGATAGGCTTTTGTTTAGTTCTTTTCTGATAGGTAGCATTACAACAGGAACTTCTCCCGGTGTATATCTGCATGATCTCTTTGCTGTTTTTCTTTGAAGGTATGTTGCCAGGAATGAAAATAGCCTTGTGTTCATCATAAAGCTTTCGGAGATGCTCTAGCATTTCTTTATTGAGATATTCTTTGTCGGACTTCAACAGTGTTTCAATTTTCTCTTCCTGTTCCTGATTTATCTCAGCAAATAGTGAAGGATCTAAACGACCGGCAGTGGTTTTCAATAATCCTTTTTCTCTTAATTTTCTAATGTCTTCTGCTTTGATTTCTATCATAATTTATTTTTATCAATAATATTATTCATAAATTTAATTTCTTTAAATGTATATGAATTATTAGCAATAAAACCATATAATTCTTTTTTATCAAATAACCAAAAAACTATAAAATCTGTAATATCTCTTATTTTATCAAAAACTTTATATTGTCCTATAATTAAATATTCATTTTCATAGTCAATTAAATAACCATCTTGAGGAAAATTATGTTTTTCACAATTTATCTTAATAAGTTTATATTTTTTATTAGTTTCTACCTCTGTTAATATAATTGTTCTTTTCATCCTTTTTTTTGGAAGATTATCAATAAAATCAGATAATGCTTTTTTCCATTCATTAGACATTGGAACAATTTTAAAAGTTACTTTAGAAGGATCTGTTGAGTCTGTCATAAAAGATTCTTTTTAATTTTTTCTAATGAATTAGGATCCTCCAAAAAGGTAATGTCAATACCAAAAGTATTGTTAGCCCTACAGGGAAGAGTTTCCAGTAATGGTATGAAGTTTAATAGGTCGGCAGTAGAACATTTACCTTTGTCTTTGGTAAGTTCGAAATAGGAATTACTCTTACAGGAATAATACACTTTAGTACATGACTGTCCGCGATAGAAACCTATAAGTTTTCCTTTGTAGTGCACCGAACGATACATTTGTGGATGATCAGGATCTTTATGAGTGATAAGGCCATAGGTATAGTCTTGCTCTTTAGGAGTGATGATTTCGATATATTTTTTAAGTGCTATATCATAATCCAGACACATGTATGGGTTTACTTCAGAAACAAACTTCGCCCAGGCTTCTTCGTTCATTATTTCACTCTCTTTAAATTGATAGTGTTTTCTTTTATGAAGTAAGAATGTCTTTACGATTATTAATTCTTTTTTGTGGATGAGATAGATATTAATATCGTGCTCCAGATTGTTTGATGTGTTATTGTAAATGCTTAAGTCAGTCATTTTTATACCTTTCTTTTAATGTTTCTACTAAATCAAAATATACAATAATTTTATTTAAACCATATTTTCGTTCAAGCTTATCGCGTGATAGAGAATGAATGTCTAAATGTTCTTGTGGGGTAAGTAAGATAATATTGTCTTTTAGAGCAATAAATTTACGATAGTTTTTCTTATTAAGAACATGATGAAAGAGATTATACCATAGAGGGTGTTTTTTCCAACACTGGTTCTCATCCATCTTGTCTTCATATTGTCTTAAAGGAGTTCCTGAGAGCCATGATTTATGTTCTCTGTATTGCCATATCTCTTCAAAGGCTTCTGTCTGTCCTGTGTCTTCTTTTGGCTTTGTTTTAATAGTAGATCTCATAAAAGCCTTAGATATTTTTGTAAATGTATTTAACTCTCCGATCTTATGATATACAAATCCATTCTTTTTAGCATATTGAGTAAGGAGCCATTTTTCATCAGTTCTTTTATGTTGATGTCTTTGACAATAATTGTGACTAAATACAGGGTTATTACACCCGGGAGATTGACATTGTTTCATAATTATAAATTTAATTAAACGGATCAAGTAAATCTTTTGGTCTTCCGGTCTTTGGATCGATATCGTCAGGCTTTAACTGGTTTCTTCCAACCAATTCATCACCTGTCATGCCCGGAGGTATGATTCTTATTTTTTCTTTTATTGGTTCAGCAACAGGTTCTTCGACGACCTTTGGTTCCTTGGTGTATTTCCTTTTTGGTTTAGCTATAACTAAACTATTGGGTTCGGGTTTTTCAAGGTATTCTTGTTTAACCTTAATTTGTGGTTGTTCATTAAAATTCCTTGTCTTCTCTATAAGCTTGATACAGTCTTTTTCTGCATACATAACACTAAAGACATTAAATTCTATTGGCAGTTTGTTTTGTAGTCCTAAGCGCTTTATTATGCCCTTTCCTGATAGTGTCCAACCATTAACTCTATTGGTTATCTTAAAGGCTCTACGATCATCTTCTGCTATGGCAAAATAGAAAGTTAATACCTTGTCTTCCGGATCTTGCCCTATCAAAAACCTGGTATCTTCTGTAATATTGAATTGCTTTATGGTATGCTTTTTAAAACGAAAAGAACCATCTTTACTTAACATTACCGTATTATTATTCCAATTATGTGATTCAAACCATACTATATTCATAGTTTATAGTGTTTAGATTAATAATATAAAAGATCATATGCAGCGTTTATCTTCTTGAACATCTCCGTCGCTAATAACTCTCTTTGAGGATTTCTGTCCGGGTGCCATTCCATAGCTTTCTTTCTATAGGCAGCCTTAATGACATCTTTAGTGGAGGGATTAGGTATGCCAAGGATCTCCCAAGGATCATCTTCATTGAGTATTTTATAACAGTCGTCCGGAGACATCCTATCACGAAAAGCTCTCTTCCATTCCCTGGCATTACCATAACCTTCTCTTTCGGGATCGTATCGCTTATAATTGTCCTGCCAAGTCATACAACCACCATTTAGTTTTACAGTATTTAATAAAATTATTAATTGTCCAAATACGTGGTTTTATCATATCATTGCCAAAATTACATAATGCAATAATATATAGACCTTTTGGTAGAGAACGATAATAAGATATTCCACAAATATTAATTAGTAGTTTCATCTTTTTTCTTTTCTTTAGGTTCAAAGTGATAAATACATTTAAGATAAGTTTTCACATAAAATTTAAAGTAAGGCGCTTTACTATTTTGACAAGTTCCATAAGAGTCAATATGTTTACACTCTACACATTTTTTATTCTTTTTCATTTCCATTGTGAATTTTTAAAATTCCAATCTCTTAAACGATTATGTGTGTATGAAGATAATATTCTTGTCTCTGAAATCTTATAGATGGATTGATAATAATATTTGTCCTTGTCTTTTCCTATTTCAAATATCATCTCAGGGACATCATCTTTAATGTAATAACCCATATAATAGAGTTTTCTACAAAAGAATCCATTAAGGGTTGTTAGTTTTCCTATTTTTAATTCTTCATTGGCTAAGGTTATGTTTTTTAGTTGAAGATTTTCAAATATTTCTTTTTCATTGTTACAAATATAACCTTGTCCTTGATTATCTTTAAATACAGTGAATTCTCTCATTTGTAGTCTTTATTATATTCACGTATTAGTTTAGTTGATGTTTCAATAAGTTCTTCTGTGGCTTGTTGTCCCCACCGGAGACAATGATTTAAAGAATATCCTTCAACATGTTGTTCATTGATGATTTCTTTCATACCATTAGGAAGTCTATTAAAGATCTCTTCAATCTTGTCGAAGTGTTTCTTTATCTGTGCTAGTTTAGGGTTGAATTCAGATTTAATCATTGGAATAAGATTTCAAGTTGTTTGTACTCAGGTTTAGTATCGATAATTAATTTTTCAATATTACATTTAGGCGCTGGCTTATGTTCTTTCATTCTTTCTTTTAAAGCCTTTCTCCTCTTTTCGTAGATAAAGTGTCTTAAAGGTAGTAAAAATTGTGTCTGCTCATAGATAGAGAGTTCTTTCTTTGCTTCAAGAGTTTGCCAGTGATCTTCATGGAAATAGTCTTCACATACCTTACAGGATACGTGCATGTATATCTCAAACCATTCTCCTGTTAAGGGCGCTATAGCAACTCTGGTATATATAAAAGCTACCACTTCCGGATAGGTTGCCAGTTCTTCTTTCTTTATCATAGAGGCCATACGAGCCACCGGGATAATCTTTAATAGTCTCTGAGGTATAGTATCAGCCCAAGAGGTATCGTGAGTTAAAACCGGTGACTGTAAAGCATCAATAAGGTCAAAGGACATTTTATCGTTTATATCCATATTTTTCAAGAATTAAAAACACTTTATTAATAATTGTTAATTCATTTGAATTACAATCAATAGATATTGCATTTATTTCTTTAGCAAGGGTTTCTATAAGAGATTTATGAGTGAAATTACTTGCTTCAATGTAAGATTGTTTACCAAATTCTTCCATAGCATATAAGGCTTGTTTTGGAGTTATATACGGAATAATATAGTCGAGTTCTTTTGTATTGGTAAATATTTCTAATTTTTTACCAGACCAAGAACTTAATATTTCTTCTTTTGTTTTCATCATTACTCCTTCCAATCATTATAGATACACTGGTATAGGTAGCCACTTTTATTGGCACTAACTAACATGAATGAAGCGGTAAGGTCTTTGTCGTTATTCTTAATAACTATAAAACCTTCACCAACACTATTTTCAAAGCCAAATTCGTAAAAAGTGTTATTCTCTTTTTTATATTCATCCTCTATGGTTGAATACATATAATTGTTGTTTACAATAAATTTTTTCATAATCAATGACTTTCTATTTGAGGTTCATAAGGTTGTTCTTTACAGGGTATTCCCAAGGCTTCAAGGTGCTTACATTTACGATACCTTCTATAAGCCATGCAGGAACATCCCCAATGTTTTTTCTTTTTGTTTTGAGCAATGGTATATAACCGGTCGCTGGTTTCTGATTTAACCTCGAATCTTAGTTGCCATTGGTCATTATCCGGGAGCATTACACTTCTGTCGATGTGCAATATTGGTAAGGTTTCTGTTTGCATGACTATAAATAATTAATGAATTTTAGTTTTTGTTCATTGGTTAAACCTGATGTCCAATTACGAAACAAAGAGGATATAAAAGCTTTCTTATCAGCTTTGGGCATAGCCATAAACTGTTCCTTAGCTTGTGTATGTTGTCCATTTATTACAGATTCTACGATCATCTCGTAATATTGCATATCAGAGTGGAAGCCATAATTTTTCAATAGTCTTTTCATAATTATCATTTTACTTGTTTGTCAAGAATAGAGGCATAAGAAGCATCGTAATGAAGTGTATCACCATGTATTAGTTCAACGTCATAGTCGTTTGACTTCATGTATTTATAAGCCTCTCTTAATGCTTTTACGGCTTCTTTTTTACTTTGGTAATGAAGAAGGTAATTATTAAACGGAAGACCTGCAACATCATTACATTTAATAGCATTTCGTAATTTGAAATTGCCATTAAGTTGTCCTTTTATAAGAATATCGGTTTTCATAATTCAACCTTTCTTTTTATTGTTATTAGATAGAAACACCTATATACCTTGTTGTGTATTCGTATAGGATAAGAATAGAGACCGGTATCAGGGTTATATACTAGTTCATTCATTGGCTGAACTTCATAGTAAGATGAGAACCCTAACATCCGTATCATTCTTTTCCAGATGATGATTAATATTTGCTTCATACTTTAGATTTACTTAGTTGTTTGATTTTGTTTATATTACTA